GTACTTGGGCAGCGCAGCCAACATGGCTGATCAGTATCGGCAGGCAGACCTGGGCCAGTCCCAAGTGGCCCTTGTTAGCGCGTACGATAAGGCGAACCAATATGCTCAAGCCAACATGGGCCAGTCCTTGGCTACGCTTGGCAAGGCAGAACAGATTGCGGCAGGTGCAGGGCCCACTGATCTCAGTCAAGCACAGGGTACCTTGGGCCAGGGCATTGGCGCGCTACAGGGCGCTGCCCAGATGTACGACCCAAGCAGCGCGCAGCGGTTCATGAATCCGTATCAGCAGCAAGTGATTGATGAATCCATTCGTCAGATTAATCGCCAAGGCGATATCTCCCGCCAGAATTTGCAGGCTCAGGCCACGCGCGCCGGGGCCTTTGGGGGCAGCCGTGAGGGTGTGCAACGCGCTGAGCTTGAGCGCGCTATTTCGGAGCAGCGCAACGCAGCAATTGTAGGCGGCTTGTCGCAGGGCTACAACCAAGCATCTACGCAGGCGCAGCAGGCGTTCGAGCAGCAGCAGGGCCGCCAGTTGGCACAGGCTCAAGGACTGCAGGGCGCAGCAGGCTTACAGGGTCAGTTTGGTCAAACCGGACAGCAGCAGGCTCTTCAACAGGCTCAAGCTTTACAGGGTATTGGCGGTCTGTATGGTCAGCAGTCTCTTCAACAGGCCCAACTGGGACAAGGCGCGGCGAACCTGCAAGGAAATCTTGGTCAGACAGTTGGCCAGCAACAATTACAGCAGGCTCAGATTGGCCAAGCTGCAGCAAACTTAAAAGCAAACGTGGGCCAGACAATGGGGCAGCAACAATTGCAACAAGCCCAGATTGGGCAGGCGGCAGCGGGTTTGCAGGGCAACTTAGCCAACCAGTATGCAGCACTTTCAGGTATGTACGGCAACATTGCTGGGCAGCAGGCCAACATCTACGGCCAGCAATCGCAGCTTGGTCAATCCATGGCCCAAGGCATTGGAAATCTGGCAGGCCAACAATTTGGTATTGGCGCGCAGATGGCTCAGGGCCTCGGTTCGCTGGGCACGCAGCAGGCCAACATCGGTATGCAGAACGCGGCCCTTGGTCAGCAGGCGCAGGCGCAGGGCCAACAGGACACCAACTTCTTGTACAACCTAGGCACTGCCCAGCAGAAACAGGCTCAAGCCGAGCTGGACGCCGAGCGTCAAAACACTTTGCAAAAGAACATGCAGCCGTATCAGCAAGCAGCGTTTGTATCGGACATCTATAAGGGCGCTCCGTCATCACAGATGTCCAGCAGCCAGCAGCTACAGGCTGCTGCCAGCCCATTCCAACAATTTGCCGGATTGGGCACCGCCGCCATAGCTGGCGCAAAAGTCGCAGGCGCTATTTAAGGACGAATGATGAAAGAAGACATCCTCAAGCGAGCCATGTTCGCAATGCCTCTGTCAAAAGAAGCTCAGAACACCGGCATCATGTCAGGTTTTGGCATGGACGATATGGAAGACGACGTGGACGACAATGCCGACATGGAGGACATGCCTCCAATGGCGCGTACGCCGCAGAATCCTGAAATCCTGATGAACACCCTGCGCGGTGATATGCGCTCGGTCGACGCTCGGTACATGGAACTGGCTCAAATGGTGGGCGAAGAAGCTGCCATGGAAACACCACCAGAGGTGCTGGCCATGTTGATGGGCCAGATGGGTGCCCAGCAAGGCGGTATTGGTGCCCTGCCCCAAGCCCAGAACATGGCCCCTCCCGGCGCGCAAGCTCCCGGTGGACAGCCGCCGCCCCCTGATCAGATGGGCGCTCAGGAACCCGCTCCGGCCATGCCTCAGGGTGGTATTCCCATGCCTGAGGGCATGGAGAGTGCGCCCCCTTTTTCCCAGGGGGCTGAAGCCCCCCAAGGTTACGCTGTTGGCGGCATTGTGCGGGGTGCGCAGATGGTGGGCAATAAGCTTGGCCAGTATGGTTCGGCTGCCAACGCAGCGCTTGGTCGGATGTTCATGGCCCCACAACCTACGCTTCAACGGATGACTGGAGGATCGCCCCCTACAAACCTTGTTGTTCAAGGCCGTGAAACCCTGATGCAGACTCCTGCTGGGGCAATCGTAGAGGGAACCGGGACAAGACTTGCTCCCTATATGGGCATGGGGCCGCTGACCGCGCCTACCTTTACACAAGGCCTAAGCACTGCTGCCGCTCAAGCTGCGGAACAATTTCCTCGGGCAACACAAGCTTTAAGAACCGCGCTACCAGTGGTTGGTTTTGGAGCAGCCGCTCTGCAATCTATTGGAGGTCGCGACCAATCTACGCCTATGGCTCCTGAAGAAGAGGCCCGCAGGCAAGCGCTTATTGATCAAATTCCCGGCACAAGAAACGCTCCCGTTGAAGAAGAGGCCCGCAGGCAAGCGCTTATTGATCAAATTCCTACCAACCGTCCCATTCGAGGTGCCAATCCCACAGCAGCAGAAAACGCGTCAGAGACTCAGCGCCTGCTTGGACGTTTTCCCGCCCCCGAAACAGCTTTCGATGCCGTGGGACAGGATATGGGAGCATTCATTAACGACAAGCTTGCTGCACAGCAAGAAGGTAAGGCCGGAACGCTGGCCCAGGACCTGAAGACAGCGGTCAAAGAAAAGACCAAAATGGACCGCATCCGCGAGTCCCAGAAAGAGTACGCGCCCTTGTACGAAGAGCTTTTGGGCAGCGATAAAGAGTCGGCAAAAACCAATGCCTTGTTGCTCATTGCAGAAGCCGGTTTGAAATTGGCCAGCACCCGCAAGCCTACTTTTGCTATGGCTCTTGCCGATGCTACTTCTGGCTTGCCAAAAGGTTTTGCTGCGATTGCCGCACAAGAACGCGAGTTGGGCATGAAGGTCAAGGCTGCTTCGTTGCAGCAAGCCATCTCCGATGTCGACGCACAGGACAAGTATGCACAGGCAATGAACCTGCAAATTCTCAAAGGCGATTACGACCTTCTCAAGGAGCAGGCAAAACAAAACGGCGGCGGCACTGTCGAAGACAGCGGCATGGGTATGCGCACCACCAAAACCAAACAAGGCTCGCTTGTGGGTAACGGCATTGACCCGAACGACCCAGCAGTCAAGTCCGCAGTTTCCAGCCGCTTTACCCTGCGCGACACCGACAACCCGTTTGTCGAGAACCGTGGCCAAGCCCCGACAACCATCGAGACCGACAAGGCTGAGCGCATTAAGCTGGGCAACACGCTGCGTTCATTGGACAACAGCTTGTCAACGCTGGACAACCTCAAAGGCGTCTACACCAGTGCCTATGGCCCCCGCGCGTGGTTCTCGGACAAGGTCAACAACCTCTTGGTTCCTGTTGACTTTACCGGCGTGGTCAGGCCAAACTTTGACACTGCCGATGCTGCTTCTCGAATCAGCACCGGCATGAACTCGGTGTTGAAAAACATTGCCTCTGCAAATGACAGCGGCCGCGTTGCGGTGCAGGAACAGGAATGGGCACGCGAAACCGCTAAAGGCATTTCTGATCCAACCAAGTTCTTTGCTGACAAGGAACTGGCCGCCAAACAGTTTGGCAGCATGGAAGCCATGCTTCGTAACGCACGTCAACAGGCGCTTACGCAGTTGGGGTTTGAAAAAAATGATTACGTCATGAACACGCCCAATACCGGGACAAAGAATGACCCATTTGTGATCCCAACGGAACCTGCACAGCAGAAGAACATGTTCACGTTCTTGGGCAGCACAATTGGCAAGCTCCAAGACCCGCGGGCCGTGGTCCATTTGCGTATGCCCAATGGTACAGTTCAGCAATTCAGTCCAAATCAACTGCGAGCTTTGAACCAATAATGCCTACGCTGACCAATACCCAAGGCCAACTTATTGATATGCTGACCGGGGAGGTTGTCGGGCAGGCGGAAGGTGCGACTGCGCCCACGCAAGTCGATCCGCGCGCCACGGGCCCCGAAGGCGTTGCACCGGAAGGCAAAACAGCGCAAGGCCTGATCAATAATTTTTCTTGGGGTTTTAACAGCGCTTTGTTTGCCCTTCCTGACTTTGTCACCAAGACAATCGGCAAAGGCTTGCGCATGGAGGAAGACCAGGTTTTTACTTTGGGCAAATTCTTCAACAAAGGTGAGCGCACCCCGGTCAATGCAACGGAACGCTACATCCGCGCAGCGGGCGAAGGCATCGGCGGCGGTCTCCCATTTACAGGCCTGTTGGCCTACGCGGCAAAGGCTGCCCCTTTGGTCAAGGCTGCAGAGCCCGGCGCAGGGGTGCTGAAATCCATTGCCAACAGCGCCATCCAGTATGCGCAGAAGAGCCCCTTGGCTGCTGCTGCCACAGACATTGCTTTCGGAGCAGGCTACGAGGGCCTGCGCCAGGCCGTCGAAGAGAACATGGATGAGTCCAACCCATACAAGAACTTGTATAAAGAACTTCTCCCTGCCGCTGCTTTCATGGGCCTGCCATTGGCCGCTGCCAGTTTGCCAAGCGTTAGAGCTGCGGGCTGGACCATTGACAAAGTCAAAGGTGCTGCAGGCGGTCTCGGAAAATTGGAAAACGAGGCTATAGCAGGGCTCCCGGCAGGCTATCAATTGCCCGTAATCAACATCGTTCCCCGCTTCTTGCTGGGACGTGCCGAGAAAAATCTGATTAAAGTTTTTGGTCCTATTAGAGAAAGCGCTGAGGCACAGGCTGCGTTGAAGCAACTGGAAAGCGCACTGTCCGACCCAGAGATTGCAAAGCTCGGTTTCAGATTTAACGAGGCAGAGCAAACTATGTCTCCGGCCCTGTTGTCAAAAACAACGGAGTATCTTGAAAAGTTGCCGCCAACCGACATGGACGCATTTAAGGTGCGGACAGGAGAGAACGGGGTCAAGTTCAATAGCCTGATGCAGTCGTTTGCTCCTGAAGCCCGTCAACCTATTGAACAGGCATTTCTTGCTGCTCAACAGGAGCGCCAGAACTTCTTTGAGGGCTTATTGCGCCAGAAAAAGGACATGACGGACGCGGAAGTTGCTGCGCTGTCCGAGCGCCTCGGCCCTCAGGACATTGACCAGATCAACAATGAGCTGCGCGGCGTTCTCATGGCCGACATGGAAGCCGACTTTGGCATGCGCCAAAAGATCCTGTCCAGGCTGGGCATGAAACGCGCTGTCAATCCTGACGGAACTCTGGGCGACACGCGCTTTCGCGAAGGCCCCGATGCAGGGAAAACCCTACCCCAGTATCCTGCCTACGACATTGAAGAAGCTGCCCGCGCGCTGGTGGCCAAGTACAACCCGGCCCGCGCAACAGCAACCAAGGGCGGGCCCATGCCGGAGCCCATCAAGATTCTGCAAGACATGGTCCAGAACACGGACAAGGCACGTCAGGTTGCATTGAAGCAGGCCACTGAATCGCTGATTGATCAACGCGTGAATGAGCAGTTGGCAGGCTACCCGCTTGACGAGACTCTGCGCGAACAGGTGATGGCCAACGTCCGTGCCCTGATCAATCCTTCCGGCACTAAGGGCAAGAAAGCGGCAGACGAGCTGGCCCGGCAGATGACCATCCAAAAGGCTGCGGGCATCACGGCCAAAGGCGGCAACAAGGGCGAGGTGGCGGTGGCCACCGGTATCCCTGGCCGCCCCATTTACATCAACCCAGAAAAACTTAAATTTGACGCCGAGTTGATTGCCCGCGAGGGCACCAACATCGACATCAACATCCCCGAAGCGCTGGACTTGCTGGCCGCTGGCCAGCGTGCGCGTCACGATGCGGTCAACTCGTTCAACAGCTCACTGATGTCGGGCCGCGGAACGCGGATCTCGGACGCGCAGCTCAAACTGGATCGCGGTAACGCTGGCTTTAAGGACGTTGAGGCTTTGGTCCTTGGATCGGTGCCAAAGGTCAGCAGAGAATACGAAGCCATGAAGATGGCACTGGACGACTACAGTGCAGGCTATGAGCGACGCTTGCCGCTGCTCTTGACTTCGCAAAAGGCCGGGGGCCGGGAGTTTCTCCTGCCCAACGAAGACTTGATGCGCACAGCATTTAGGACAGCCGACAACTTGCGCCAATTGAAAGTCACTTTGGGCAACAACCCTGCCGCAGAAGGCCTGCTGACTAACGGTGCAATTGATTGGCTGCGCACCAAAGGTGTCATGACCCCGGAAGGCCTGGTTGATCCCAAAAAGATCAAGAATGTCTTGGACAACAACAAGAACATTGTTGATAACCTGCCTGCCCCGATACAGCAGCGCCTGCGCGATGAAGTGGCCAACGCTGATGACTTTGCCAAGCGCATGGGCGACATTGATCGCCGCCGTGTGGAAGCTACAAACAACGAGTTGGACAACCTATTGGCCAAGGCCAGCCGTCCCGACGCTGATCCACAGCAGATTCTGGTCACCGCGTTGCGTGACCCGGCTACCATGCGTGTGCTGGTCGACCAGGTAGGCAAGGACCCGGATAGCTTGGCTGCCTTGCGTCGCCAAGTATGGGAAATTGCAACAGGAGGCGTGCAAAAAGGAGCGGCACTGCAAGATTTTTGGCAAAACAACCAGAAGTCATTGAGCGTCTTGTTTAAGGACACTGAGCATATAGAACGCCTGAAGATACTTGCTGACCTGCAGCGCCGCGTCTTCGCGTTTACAGATGTCACAGGGCAGGTGCCCGCGTTTGATTCGACCGATCAGGCAATGAAACGCTTGTTCGGTTCGGGCATTCAGTTCCTGACCACCACCATGCGCGAAACGGCGGTAGGCCGTATCAATCCAAGTACGGGTGCTCTGGCCATCATGCTGCGCCTGACCGGTAGTATTGAGGAACAGCTGTATCAGCGCCTTTTCACTAAGGCCCTGGAAGACCCAGGGTTTGCCAAGGCAATCACTCGCGTAGGCACCCCCGCAGAAGCCAAGAAGCTGGCAGGCATGCTGCAAGACATTGGCATCTCGCCAACCAAGTACGTGCCCAAACCTGCGCGGATCGCGGGCTTGGAGGCTTCACAGTTGGCACAGGGGGAAGACACCGCGCCCGCTGCACAGGCTGCACCAGCAAGCCAGAACAGCGCTGCATCAATGTTGCGCAAGCTGCCACCTGCTCCGCAGAGCCGCGGTATGCCGAACCTGCGTATGGGCCCGCCGCCCGCGGTTCCCGCTCAGGTTTCGCCCAGCTTGATGTACCCTACGCTGTTCCCGAATGATCCGATCAGCAAGATGCTGCTGCAACGTCAACAACAGGCAGGAGCCCCGCAATGATGGAAGAATTGATTGCCACGCTGTTTCTCAGCCGTGAGTTTGCCCACCGCCGCCACTTGCTGGTGACGGGGACAGGCAGCTTTGCTGCCCACACAGCCTTAGGCTCGTTTTACGATGACATCATTGAGCGCGCAGATGCCATTGCCGAGGCCTATCAGGGCCGCTACGGGCTTATGGATGAGATTCCATACTTGGATGGCCCTAAGGGCAAGAAAAGCATTGCAGCGACCGCTACGTGGCTTGAAACTGAAATGAATAAAATTGAGGACATGCGGTACGACTGCTGCCCCCAAACAGAAACTGCAATCCAGAATCTGATTGATGAGGCAATAGCCACTTATTTGTCAGTCCTTTATAAACTTCGCAACTTGGAGTAATACTATGAAATCGAGCACCATGAAAAAACCTGCTGCCAAGAAAGCAGCTCCTACTAAAAAAGCTATGGGCGGCATGGCCATGGTCATGAAGGACGGCAAAAAAGTGCCTGCCTTTGCAGCCGATGGCAAAGGCAAAATGGCCACGGGCGGCATGGCCATGAGGGGCAAGGGCGTTGCCAAGCGCGGGTGCTAAGCCATGGCTACTTCAAACAAACCCGTGTGGGAAAAAGCCCGTCCAAAATCTTTGGGCGCGCCTAAGAAGCTTGCCCCTGCAAAGAAAGCTGCTGCTAAGGCGGAGGCAAAACGCAAGGGGCAGGTATACCCTTCCTTGGTGGCAAACATGCGAGCAGCGAAATCAAAATGACTGAGGAAGAAGCCACCGCCAAAAAGGCCTCTTTTGGACAGTTTGCAGTTGCCGTCTACGCCTAAGGCAGGGGTTCTCCGCTCTGGACGGTACTTGGGTCTGGATTCACGTCCAGACCCTTTTTTGCGTGCGCCTCAACACGTCGCCACCACTGACTGCAGTAGCCATCAAACTCGCGCCCGACAGAGACAAATTCCTGCACTTCTCCGTCCTGCGCCACCATCAGAATCACCCCCTGATTGATGTCCGTGCCGTGCTGGTGGTTGTGTGCGACAGCGTACGCAGCAAGTTGGACAAAGTAGTCCTCGATCCACGCTCGGCGCTTCATTTTGTTGGTCTGCTTGAAGTCAACAATGCAGGGTTTTCCCTTGTACACACCAATGAAGTCCGAGGTCCCCGCATAGCAGCCCGCGTACAGCAACGGAATCTCCGTGCCCCACGCCTCGTCGACGTGCGGAAAAAACTTCTCGATCAGGGTATATCCCATGCGGTAGCCCTTGACCTGTAGCCACGTGCGCGGCGTCTCTAGTGGCCTGTTGAGCAGCATTCGCTCGACGACGTTGTGCATGTGCGTGCCCACGGTAGCTGCTTCGTTCTTGATGCGCTCCGCCTCATCCAAGCCCACTCGGTTGGCCCACTCGTCCAAGTGAGCCCGGTCCTTCGTGGCTGACAAGATGGTGGTGACGCTGGGTACCGGCAGGCCACCGTCCAATGTATACACGCGGCCCGTGGGCAAGTCCAGGCGCTTGAGAGTGGGATAGACATATTTATTCCTGATCGGTACAAGCTGCATTACAAGACTTTCTTAAAATGACGATGCCTAGAAGGGGTCTCAAAGACCGCGGTTCGCGCATCTATGCCACGGTTGATTCGGTACAGGATGGTCTTAGAGCCTACTCCGCTGATTTCGGACCATTGCGTTAATGTTTTTCGCATACCGTCAATCTCTATCCAGCGATTAGTTCGACGATTGTTTCCTTGCTGTTTCGCATCGGCCCATCGGCAGTTTTCAGGGGAGTACCCCTTAGCCGAATCGATACGGTCAATCGAGGCTTTCTCAAATGGAGGCTCCCCCATATCTGCAAAAAAGCACTCAAACCCCGTGCGCCCGTCTTCCCCAAAACGCCAACGACCGCAAACCGTTATGCCTTTCGCCCCGTAGCGCACATAGTCCTTGTCGCAGAGCTGATGGCATCGTGCTTTGAGGTTCATGAATCGGATGTACAGCGAGGACCACTTTCCATCGCGGGCACGGGTGTGACCATGCCGGTACGAAGGGTTGTCTGGGCCGGATAAAGGGGGCATATCTTTCTCCTTGGTAACATGGGATAAGACAATCCTATCACATGTCACTTAATCCAGTCCCGCGCCGATTCACCTAAAACCAAGTTTGCGATATCCATCTTCTTTTGCAGTGCATCCACAATTTTTTCATCTACGGTATTGGGCGAGGACAGGTCTATGTAGGTCATCTTGTGCTTTTGTCCGTAACGATCAATGCGGGCCTCCGACTGCAGCCTGATTTCTAGGTCATAGCTGTTGGAATAGTAGATCATTGTGTGCGCCTCTGTCAGCGTAAGACCGTAGCCCCCCGTTCGGGGCTGGCCAACAAAAAACCGCAGTTCATTTTCGGGGTCTTGGAATCGATCAACAATTTCGGACCGCTCCTCGGTTGTTGTGTCGCCGAAATATGTAGCAACGCTGTTCATGCCATGCTTTTCCTGCAGTGCCAGCTTGATTGCAAAGATGTCGTGTCGGAAGTTTGCCCAGATGATGATCTTGCCTGAAGACTCCTCGATGGCCGCCAACATTTCGTCCATGCGATTGTTCTTGATGGATATCACCTCCCCTGTGTCAAGCGTCAGATGCCCACACACAATCTGCTGAAGGCGCATGATCTGTGTTAGTGCATTGTTGGTCGTAATCATGCCCTCATCTAAGACCGCAAGCGCCATCAAAACCATCTGGTCATACGCCCTGCGCTGCTCTGATGTCAGCTCCACTTCTCGTTTTAGGAAAACCTTATCTGGCAGATCAAAGCACTCGTCCTTACGGACGCGAAAAGAAAACACATTGAGCTTCTGCTGTAGCTCGTCAAGCCTGCGATACCCCACAATCTGCTTGAACGTATGCGTGGCCATCTTGCGCTCTATCGTTATGGCATACCTCGCCTGGAATGCGTAAAAGCTGTGGATGTTGAGGTAGTCCGGGCCCAAGAATTCACATTGGGAATACACGTCAAGAGGGCTTTTGGTGACCGGGGAACCGGTGGCCACCCTGCGGTACCGTGCCTCTCTCCCTACCTTAATAATCCCTTTCGTCCGCTTGGCATTTGGGGTTTTAATTGTTGTGCTTTCGTCGACCGCCATAAAGGCATTGGTCACCCGTAAAAAAGTACGAGCAAAATTGGCCCCCTTTTCCGTACTAAAGGCTTCGACGTTCATGACCAGTACCCGCATGGTATCCACCGCCGCCAACATTTTTTCCATCTCCGCTTGCTCGGCCTTGCGTGGAGAAGGGGACCAGCACGCCATCGTGTACTGGACATGTTCGGGCATGTGCTTTGGTATCTCGAGCTTGAACCAGTTGCGGTACACCCCCTTGGGTGCTACGATGAGCACGGAATTTATCCTGCCCCTGTCATAGAGCATGGCCGCATTGTTGATGAGCATGAAGCTCTTCCCCGTGCCGGTGTCTGCAAAAAGCGCCGCGCCGGGCTGGTCCCAAAAACGCTGCAAATATACCGCCTGATGGGTAAACGGTTTGTTCTTGAAGGGGTAGTTGTTCAAAAAATAGTCCATTACTTTCTTTCTTTCTAAAAAAGGTTGTTGACAACCTAGAAAGTAGTGTACACTAATTGCACGTTTAAAGAAAGGATAGCGTAAACATGCCAACCATATATGTTGTGCAAGAGATGCCTAATCACAATTTGGCCCCTGCTATGAAGTTTGGCGAGATGAAGATCTTGCTGCCTACATACACCCAGATTGCGTTCAGCACTGCACCCACCATTCGTTTATTGCGCAATAAACTGCGCAATTTTACCGACGAGGATTTCCTGCTCTTGGCAGGAGACCCCGTAGCAATAGGCTTGGCCTGCTCTATTGCTGCATTTGCCAACAGTGGCCGTTACACAGCGCTGAAGTGGGATCGCCGCGAGCACCTGTACATTCCCGTCAAAATTGACGTAACCCAGAAAGGAGAAAGCGATGAGTAATTTAAACACCATGTTCGAGGAAGACGCAGGGGCACTTACCGTAAAGGATGAGGACCTGACTTCCGTTGCAGCATTGGCCAAGCGTGCCAAGATGCTGGAAAAAGAGATTGAGGAGCACGAGTCTGTGCTCAAGGAGCGCAAGGAGCAGTTGCGCAAACTCGAGGAAGAGTCCATTCCCAACATGCTCAATGAGCTGGGCATGAAAGACTTCACCATGGCAGACGGCAGCAAGATTACTGTCAAGCCCTTTTACTCTGCCTCCATCAAGGAAGAGAACCGGGCCCAGGCGTATGAATGGCTGCGTGACCACGGCTATGACGACATCATCAAGAACACGGTCTCCGTGCGGTTTGGTCGGGGGGAAGACCAACTGTGCGAGAGCCTATTGAATCAACTGCGTGAGCAAAGCTACCCTGTGGAGCAAGCGCAGAAGATCGAACCCCAGACTCTCAAAGCTTGGGTTCGCGAGCAGACGGAGCGCGGCAGCGCGTTTCCATCAGAACTTTTTGGCGTATATATCGGCCAAAAAGCGACCATTAAATCAGCCTAAAGGAAATTAATCATGAGCAAGAATCAAGTAGCAGTCAAAGAAGACAAAGAGTATGTAGTTGCATTGGGCAACGCGTTTGAAGATGATGCCAATGGTGGCTTTGACAACATGGGACAGGAAGACTTTGCGCTTCCGTTCCTGCGCCTGTTGGTCAATACCAGCCCAGAAGTGGGTGTGGTTGATGGGGCCATGCCCGGCATGATCATGAACACCGTGACTGGGGAGCTGTACAACGGCAAGGATGGCATCAACGTCATTCCAGTGGCCTACGTGCGCCAATACATTGAGTGGGCACCACGCGGTTCCGGCAGCGGCGCTCCCATTTCTGTGTACCCGGCAACGTCTGACATCCTGAGCCGCACGCACCGCGAACCGGGCGACAACAAGGACTACCTTGACAACGGCAACTACATCGAGAACACGGCCAATCACTACGTGATGGTCATCAACGATGCAGGTATCCCTGAGCCAGCGCTCATTACCATGAAGTCCACCCAGCTCAAGAAGAGCCGCAAGTGGAACAGTATGTTGATGTCCACAAAGCTGATGGGTAAGAACGGACCGTTCACGCCTCCTATGTACAGCCACGTGTATCGCTTGACGACACAGGCCGAGTCTAACGACAAGGGCAAGTGGTTTGGTTGGGAGATTGAGAAGGTCGGTGCTGTGGAAGACATGAACGCATACGGTGCTGCCAAGGCGTTTGCATCACAGGTCAGTGCCGGTGATGTGAAAGTTAAGCATGAGCATGCCGAAGGTGCCCCTGAGGCGGGCGCTCAACCGTTCTGAGTTTAGGGGCCGCTGTTCGCAGTGGCCCCACCTTCCATAGAGAGTCGTATGACAGACATCACCAGATTCAAAGCCATATTTAGTGGCCTAGACATTGCTTATGGCACCTACAGGATTAAATCGGAGCGAGGCGATGGTAAACAGGCGGGGCAGGCCACGGTGGTGCGTAAGCCGCCGACAGATGACCTGTGGATTCAACATTTTGCAGGCATAGACCCATCACTCGGCATCATCCCTATACGTGCAGATAACACCTGCATCTGGGGCTGCATTGACATTGATCAGTATCCGCTCGACCACAAAGGCTTGGTTGAGAAAGTTCATCAATTAAAGCTGCCGCTCGTTGTCTGCCGCAGCAAGTCAGGGGGCGCACATGTCTTCTTATTTACAAAAACACCTGCGCCAGCTCGTGATTACCAGACGTATCTCAAAAATGCGGCAGCTTTACTTGGCGAAGCTGGTCGGGAGATATTCCCCAAGCAAGCAGAAATCCTCGTGGACCGAGGAGACACCGGAAACTTCCTTAATCTGCCGTACTTTGGCGGGGACTCCGGTACAAGGTATGCATTCAATGCCGACGGTTCTGCGGCGACCCTTGAAGAGTTTTATGCACTCCACGCAGCAAACGTGCAAGACACGCCACTCAATTTCCCTGAGCCGCCTAAACAAGCGGAGAGCCCCATCAAAGATGGCCCGCCTTGCCTACAAGCTCTTTGTGCGCAAGGGTTTCCGGAAGGCACCCGCAATAATGGGCTATTCAACATTGGGGTCTATCTTAAACGTGCCCACCCGAGTGGGTGGGAAGACAAGATGGTCGAGTACAACCTTAAATACGTCGCTCCGCCTCTACCGAATAACGAAGTACAGCTTATCATCAAGCAGACGGGAAAGAAGGACTACCAGTACAAGTGTAAGGACGCGCCTCTTAACAGTTTCTGTAACTCGGGGCTCTGCCGCTCGCGAAAGTTTGGCATTGGAGCCCATGCTCCTGATTCGGCGCAGATAGCCAGCTTGTCCAAGTACGCCAGCGACCCACCACTGTGGTTCTTGGATGTCAACGGCAAGCGCGTAGAGCTTGAAACAGAGATGCTTTACAACCAAGCTGCATTCCAAAAGGCATGCCTTGAGAAGATCAACGTCGTACCTCCGACGCTGCGCAAAATTGATTGGGAAAACACGCTCAATGCTCTCCTGAAAGAAATGGTGGAGACTGAGCAGATTACCGTGGCCTCTGAAGACACCAGCGTGATTGGTCGCTTCATGGATCTACTAGAAGAGTTCACCACCCACATGCAGCAGGCCCTGGCTCGCGAAGAGATGCTCATGGGCCGCCCATGGACAGACGAAGATGAGGCGAAAACCTACTTCCGGATCAAGGACCTTGACGCGCACTTGCTACGCAACAACTTCAAAGTCTTGACCGCGCCTAAGATGGCTCAACGCCTGCGGGAAATGGGTGGAGAGCCCATCAGCCTATTTCTTAAGGGCCGCGCCGTTCGCTGCTGGCGCATACCGCGCTTTGGCAAACAAGAAGCCCCGTTCGATACCCAAACTCAACGCACTGAAGGGAGTCCATTTTGATATTAAAAATTAACGGTCACGATAACGCAATCCTTGGCCCAGCCTGCATTTGGAGAGGCAACACTCAAGTTGCTGTGTTGGTGTATGACGCTGAGATCATCCGAAAGAACCTCATGGCGCAGGGCATGGATAGCGAGGAAGCGCGCGAGTTCATGGAGTTCAACATCGAAGGTTCTTACGTAGGCGAGAACACTCCCGTGCTTGTCTGGACAGAAGACATGTGGGATCATGACACCGAGCATTGAGAAGGTCTTTGGCCCTCCGGGGTCAGGCAAGACCACTTACTTGCTCAACGTCGTAGATCGGGAACTTGAGGCTGGGGTTTCTTCTCTAACCATTGGCTACTTTTCTTTCACCAAGAAAGCGGCCACCGAAGCGCGCGACCGGGCCCTGATCAAGTTTCCGCAACTGCACCCCAAGACCGACTTCCCATTCTTCCGCACACTGCACAGCTTGGCCTACCGTGTGCTGTCTGTGAAACCAGACCTGATCATGCAGGCAGAGCATTACCGCGAGTTTGCAGCGCAAGCAGGTATCGAAATCAAGATTAACGCGGACGACGATACCGATCTGTCTAAACCGGACAACCCCATCCTCAACGAGATCAACTTGGCCCGCATCCGCGGCGTAGACCTGCGCCAGCACTACAACGAGTCAGGACTGGACATCGAGTGGCACCACTTTGAGTTTGTTGAACGGACCTACCGGCATTACAAACGCAGCAAAGACCTGCTGGACTTCACCGACCTTCTGGAGAGAGTGGTCAGCGATACGGACCAACTGCCCTCACTGGAAGTTCTGATCGTCGACGAAGCGCAAGACCTGTCCCGATTACAGTGGCAACTGGTGGAAGCGCTGGCTGCCAAAGCCAAGCGGGTGTACCTTGCAGGTGACGATGATCAGGCAGTTTTCACGTGGGCCGGGGCAGACGTCAAGAGCTTCTTGTCGTTCAACGGCACCATCAAGGTCCTTCAGCAGTCGTACCGCGTTCCGAGCGCCGTGCATGCGCTGGCCAACCATATTGTTCACCGTATCCGCGAACGCCAAACAAAGGTATGGAAGCCCAGAGACTTCGAGGGAAAGGTCCTGACCTACTACCGCTTTGAAGACGTACCGATTGACGATGGCCGATGGCTCATCATGGCCAGCACCAACTACCTGCTCAACCCGGTGGGCGAATGGCTCAAGAGCAAGGGTGTGCTGTTTGACCGCAGTGGTGTTCCCAGCATAGGACCAACCATCCTCAAGGCCGTGATTAGTTGGGAGCGCCTGCGCAAGGGCCAGCAAGTGATTGGCGAGGACATTTCCAACGTCTACCGGTATCTGGATTCGGGCCTCGTGGCCCGCGGCTCGCGGACCTTCAAGGGCGACCGCAACGAGCTGTACACCATTGAGCAGTTGCAGGCATCCTACGGACTGCTGGCCACACCCATCTGGCACGAAGCACTGAGCAAAATTGCTCACGATAAACGTGACTACCTGATCTCGGTGCTGCGCCGCGGAACCAAGCTCACGGACGGTGGCCGGGTCAAGTTATCCACAATCCACGGAGCCAAGGGGGGCGAGGCGGACAATGTCCTGCTGCTCATGGACTTATCCACAAAGTTTGCCAAGGAATACCAAAGAAACGGCGACAACGTAAATCGCCTTTTCTACGTAGGGGTTACCCGCACAAAGCAGTCACTGCACTTGGTGCTGCCTAAGTTTCAAGACAAAGGATTTACTCTGTGAAAACAACGAGAACAATGCCGCTTTTCCCGACCCCCACAGAGTGGGTTGCTCCGGAAACTTTCCCCAATTTATCCACAGCGAAGGAGATAGCAATTGACCTCGAAACATGCGATCCCAACTTGGAGTCTTTTGGTCCTGGCTGGCCTCGGGGTGACGGTTTCATTGTCGGATATGCCGTTGCCGTGGAAGGTTGGTCTGGTTATTACCCTGTTGCTCACGCCGGTGGCGGCAACTTGGATAAGAGGTTGGTGGAGCGATGGGTCAAAGACGTCCTCGCCACCCCCGCCGACAAGATCATGCACAACGCCGCGTACGATGCCGGGTGGCTGGGTGGAAGTGGATTTACCATCAACGGGCGCATCTACGACACCATGCTCGCCGCTCCGCTCCTCGATGAAAACCGATTCAGCTTCAGCCTCAATGCCCTCGGTTTCGACTACCTCAAGGAAGTCAAGAGTGAGCAGGGCCTCAAGCAGGCCGCAGCCGATTTCGGTGTCCATCCTAAAAAGGAGCTCTGGAAACTCCCAGCGATGTACGTTGGTGAGTACGCCGAGCAAGACGCGGCACTGACGCTCAAGCTTTGGCAGCACTTCAAAATTAAGATGCGCCAAGATGAGGTTGAATCCATCTTCGCCGTCGAGACCGATGTGTTTCCGGTGCTGCTGGAGATGACCCGCCGGGGCATCCGCTTTGACAGAGACAAATGCGGCCTGATGATTGACCGCATGCGCACCCGTGAGCACCAGTTGCTCAAGGAAATGAAAGAGCAGGCAGGTGTCAAGATCGACATCTGGGCCGCGCAGTCCATTGCCCACGCCTTCGACCGCTTGGGCATTCAGTACAGCAAGACCGAGAACGGCCTACCGAGCTTCACCAAGCAGTTCTTGGACAACCACGATCACCCGCTGGCCAAGATGATTATCGAGGCGCGCGAGACCAACAAGACGCACAACACGTTTTTGCAGCCATACATGGACTTTAGTGCCAAGACCGGACGCATCCACCCCCACGTCAACCAGATGCGGTCGGATGACGGCGGCACGGTCACCGGGCGTTTGTCCATGAACAACCCAAATGCTCAACAGATTCCTGCCCGGCATGAGATCATTGGCCCTATGGTGCGTGGCCTTTTCCTGCCGGAGCAGGGGCAGCTATGGGCGTCGAATGACTTCAGCTCACAGGAGCCACGTCTACTGGTCCACTATGCAAGCCTTCTTGGCCTGCCCGGGGCCGACACCATGGTCGACGCCTACCGCAACGATCCGAACACTGATTTTCATCAATTGGTTGCGGACATGGCGGGCATTAAACGGAAAGCGGCCAAGACAATTGGCTTGGGCCTGATGTACGGCATGGGTAAGAACAAGCTCGCCGCCAGTTTGGACCTGTCCCTACATGAGGCAGATGAGCTGATCACGCGCTTTCACCAGAACGTCCCGTTTCTTAAGGGCACCGTCAGTGCCGTAATGAAACGGATTGACCACCCGGCGGCTGGCGGGGCCATCCGCACGCTGCTCGGACGCAAGTGCCGGTTCCCGTTATGGGAGCCAATGGAGTGGGGCGTGAATAAAGCGCTGCCACGTGAACAGGCGGTGATTGAATACGGCTCCAAGATCAAGCGCGCAGGCACCTATAAGGGCCTGAATCGTCTGATCCAAGGGTCTGCCGCAGACCAAACCAAAGCAGCCATGGTGGGGCTATGGAAGGCAGGGCTAAAGCCCATGCTTCAAGTGCACGATGAGATCGTACTAAGCGTAAACACGCGGGAAGAGGCAGAGGAGGGGGCGCGAATCATGGAGCAAGCTGCGCGCCTTGAGGTGCCTACTCGTTGTGATGTTGAGATTGGAACCTCTTGGGGTGATTCTATGAAGTAGAATCCGCAAAGGGGCAGTGCTGGACACACCGCCCCTTCACTTCAACCTTCCACAGGAGTCACTATGGAACGCCGCAAAACATATTCTATCCCTGCCCCTGATCGTCTCCGAGAGGCGTTTAATTACGACCCTGAAACGGGCGTATTGACGTGGCAAATTCGGACGTCTAATCGTTCGCATGTGGGCAAGGAAGTGGGGAGCCCTGATGGCCAGGGCTATCGAATTTTGATGTTGGATAAGTGTCTGCTTCGAACACATAGGGTGGCGTTTGCTCACTATTACGGAACATGGCCTACAGGTTTTATTGATCACATTAATGGCAATCGCTCAGACAATCGGATTTCCAATCTTCGAGACGTTTCAAACGCCGAAAATCTACAGAACAACTTGAAGCCCCAGCGCAACAGTACTACCGGTCTTCGCGGAGCCTGTGTCACAAAATACCCCGGAGTCTTTGCTGCCGAAATAAGCGCCAACGGGGTGCGGCATCGCTTGGGCATGTTTCGATCTCCTGAAGCGGCCCACGCCGCATATCTGCAAGCAAAGCAGAGCCTGCATATCAAATAAAAAGGGCCCCTCGGGGCCCTTTTATCTAAACCCGCTCTTAATCTTCTGCCACAGCGTGGCCGGAGCCTTGTGGTCTTCAAACAAATCAAGCTGGCGCACGGTGAAGAGGTACTCCCCCTTGCCCGTGCCAGAGACCCGCGTCGCGTCCAGTTTTAAGTTCGACGCCAAGTACAAGCCCGCGCGCCGGACAACAGATACCGGCAGCAGCGTCCACCGGGCCAGATCCGTGGTGCTGCCTTTGTAATCATGCGCGCGCAGAGCAGCGAGGACCTTGGCCCGCGCTTCTTCTGGCTTGATGCGGGTTGCGTTCACCGCGCATTGCCCTCTAAGCGCTCAGCCACCAAAGTGGCGTAACCCGCAACGTCGAACCAGTGGTCTGCCTTATCAGGATTGCCATTGATGATGCGGCCAATCTTGTGGATGATCATGTCCAAAGCTTCGCGCTGGTCGAAAGCCAGTTGCGTGTCCCGCATTTCAATGTAGGTGTGCACGATGCGCTTGAGCATCTGCATGACCTCTGCACCATCGATGAACTTACCGTAATCCTTGGCCCGCGAATCGAGGATCGCATCTACATTTGTGATAGGATTGTCTTCCGGTGATTTCCAGAGTGACTCTGGCAGCCGCCACTCCGTATTTAATACAACTTTTTCACCTTCGTACTTCAGCGCGCCTAGCTCTAGCCCCTTTTTGACGTATTCTTCCAAGGGCACACCAAGTGCCCGGGCAATCTTTTCTTGTTTAGGATCGAGAATAATCCTCTTGCGCGCCTCGGGCTCTGCGGCAGGTTCTTCTTTGCGCACCTTTGCACGTAGCTGGTAGGCGGTCGAAATTGCCATGTTGAATTTCCCCGCCACTGCCGAAACAACAGCGTCAGGGTTCTTACGAAAATATTCCATTACTTTCAGGGTTCTCGATGCAAATGGCTTGGCCATGGGGTTCTCCTTATAAAACTGCGTTTTCAATGTCCAAAATTGGACGGGGGACTGGGTGCACAATCGCTCGTGCTTTTTTGTTTTTAACTATCGCTATGACAATATCCATAGCTTTTTCCAATTCAGCTACAGTACAGGCATCTAACTGTGCATCATGAATTTCCATGGCAAGATTGAAAGAGGTGAGTTCGGGTCCGCGCAAAATAAACTTGCCAGTCTCCGCGCCACGGCGTCCCACCGCCAGTAGCGCGTCTTGCGCGGCCCGAATCTCGTCCTTCCAATCATCCCCAATGCGCATCATCGACAAGACTTCGGTGATGTTGAATGCGCAGATCAGGGTGTCAATATCATGTAGCGTGCCGAGGCCCGTGCACACCTGCTTGAGCGCCTCGTGGTTCTTGATCTTGAGTGTGGTCCCAGCGCTGATCTCACCCACCACCTTCATGCCGCTTTTGATGTAGTTCATGGTGTCATAGATCAAGCCCTTGGGCCGGTACTTACTCCTTTTTCGCATTGGCTTGCCTTTCTTCTTCTTCCTCTTCACGGACCACATCGTCGTAGTTCTTTTGCATGTCCATGACCAGCAAGAACAACTCGTTGATGACCACTTTTAACCTGTCCTGCCGCTCGCGCCGCGTTTCAAACCAGAAGGAGGAGGACACACTGAAAATGTTCATGCGCAGTTCAATTTCAACCACCGGCCCATAGCCGTCTTCGTCCACAGGGATATTTTTTTCCAGCTTCTCGGACCGCACCATGTACACCACCCGGTCGTAGAGATCAGAGGCGGTGTTGGCCAAGTATTCATTGCGCTCCATGCGCAGATCGTTCAGAGAGATTGGTGTCATCACTGCGTGGGCCTGGGCACCCAGCTCAGCGATGATGACGTGCACATCGTGCTCTATATTTTTCATAGCAGTCCTTACAGAGGTTTTAGGAAGACAGGGGACAGCGCACCGGGCAGGATAAGGGGTTCCGCTACCGCGCCGTAGATGTCCTCGTAGGTGATGCGCGAACCGCGCTTCGCGGCTTCAGCAATAAGCTTCCTCGCCACCTCCGGCGGGACCATTTGATCGCGCAACTCGTAGTGGCCCACGTTGCCTTGGGAGCAAGACAACATGTCCGCAAACGCTTGCTGGGTCATGCCCATCTCAAGGCGAATCTTCTTAATCCCGTTTTCCATCATCTACTCCTGTTTTTCTAGACTGCTTAGCCTTGTTGATATCAACAAACCTCTTACTGGTGCTTTTCAAGACAAAGAAGAACTGGCTGTCGCGTTTGATCTCGTCGACCACTTCCCCTTCTCTGGTGATCAGCACCCAGTGGTTCTCGCCCCACTCTTTCCACCGCATGGTTGTTTTCATGTGTTCTTCTCCTCGTATTGTTTCTGTTGGGCATCAAAAGCCTCTTTCCACTGGTTGTACTTGGCTTGGCATTTCTCGCAGTCGCACTCCCATGTACATTCATCAGGGTCAACGGTGTCGCCCTCCCTTTTTATCGGTGCGTCTCCAAATTTAGTCATGCGTTCTTCTCCTTGAGTTTGGCTTCAATAGCACGGGCTAATATCCCCGCAAGGTCAGCTGAGATAGTGCAGTTGTGCTTTGCAAACGTCTGCTGTGCTTCCTCATCCGTCAGCCCAACCCATGTGCGCTGTAACTTTTCTTCAAAGTCTGCTCGGATGCCAGCAAGGTTCATTTGCAGATTCATGTTTGACCTGATGATGTCTTCAACTTCTTTGTCTGTCATGCCTCCCCCTTAATGCCGTGTGCGGCGCTCATGCCAGACAAGTAAACTGCCAACAGTGTTTGTTGCAATGAAGCGCCAGCGTTAGTCATGGTTGTAAAAATTGAAAGCGCCTCGGCCTCGACAAACTTTCTGGTGTCGGCTGGAATCTTGGTTATGTCCATACCCTTTGGTCTGATTGTCTTGTTGATAGCGCTTGAGTGTTGTGCCTCCAATTTCATATTAACCCCTTAATGCCGTGTGCGGCTTCGATGGCTCGGGCAAAGTGAATGTCCGTGTGCTGATGAGAAGATGCGCAATCAGCCACAATCAAAATAATCTCCTCATCCGTCAGCGGCTTGCGCTGTGGTGGGATAGTCCACATCGGAGTTGATGTCGGTGTGGTTATGTATGGTGTCTGCTCTGGCTGTGCCAAGGCTTCTTTGATGGCGGTGATGGCTTTTTTATTTCTATCCCACTTTTCCATCCCATCGCCATTTGTTTGGGCTTCTTTTAACGCCTCAAGCGCCAACTTCAATGCTGCTGTTTCTTTTGTCATATCAATCCTCTGTTAAATTACATTGCCAATAATGCAGTTTTGTCATTTCTAAAACGCCAATTACGGTTGCAGTAGCCATGTGGTTATACTCGGGCGCGTTGATAACTTCGCGCAATTTATCCATCAGGTCTTGCCCCATTGCTTTTTGGTTAGATGAGGGGATCACTGTTAATTTTGGGTGTCCTTCACTCATTCATTTCCCCCCTTGGGTGGCTGGCTTGTCCCTTTGCTCGGATAGCGTCAGCGATGATCTCGGAAAAGTTGCGCTTTAGCCCGTTCGCGTATTCATCACACAGCTTCGCACACGCCTCGCGCTCTGCGGCTACAGCCTTCATCAGCGTTTCAAGCTCATCAGCAGCCTCTTGCTGCAAATCGCCCCAGCTTGATACGCCCCGGCTGGCGGTGTCGCGCAGTCTAAAAATCAGGTCTTCTGTATATGTCATTGGTATTCCTTACATGAATGGTGTTTGGCATCTTCACGGTCTGCCCATGTACCTGTGCAACCTGTACATTTAAACTTTCCCGCCGCAGTGATTGAAAACGTACCTGTCAATCTTGGAGCAGGTGGTTCTAAATATTTGGTGTAAACATGCTCGGCGACGAGGGCGGCGAAATGCTCAATGTCTCCATGCAAAGTCAACCCATTGTCTTCAATCAGTTTAATAATGTCTTCTCTGTTCATTTAAAACTCCCAGTAGCTTTGTGTATCGCTGCCTTCGCAGCCAGATACCCCGTTGTGTAGTCTCCGGGTAGGCTCGGCTCGGGTACTTGCCGCATCAACCACTGCAAGGCTTCAAGTAGTTCAGGTGCAGCAGCAGCCAGCTTTGCATTTGCCTCGCGGTTGTCGGGTAGTCTCTTGTCGTGGTGCGCTGCAAGTATTGGCGCGTAACCGCCTGTATAGCCTTTCGCGCTTTCAGGACGAATCGCGCCGCCTACTGCCCTCCAAGGGCCGGGTGTTGGTTTCATTTCTTCCCCCTTAACTGTGTCAGCCAGATATAAAGATAAAAGCAGAAAAATAAAAACCATGCCAGCGCGCCGGACAGGATAAGGAACAGGGTGAGGAGGTCTAAGATCACGGCATTTCCCCATCCAAAAACTCTTCTTGCGTGCGCTTGTCCATTTCGGCAAAGGTTTGAAAATGGTTTTCGCTACAGCAACCAATGCTGGTCTGCTCGTCGCCGCAGTAACAGTAGGTTTGTGAGCTTGCCAAGAAGGTTTCGCGCAAAAATTTGCGCGAAACTTGATTTATTTCGTCTTTGAGCATGTCAATAGTCCTCCGAGTGGCCAGCAAATTGGTCCGCGACCCACGTTTCAATCTCCGCCACCACCTCAAAGGACAGCAGGGGAGCGATGTCGACGTTGGAGCCGGGCAGGTAGACGTGGTGCAGCGTCAAGGTGGACGGATAGTCAGGCTCGAGTTGCAAGCCGGTCAAAGGTTCCCGAGAACCGCGCTCCGCGGCTTCGTACTCAAACCAGCAGGTCAAAGTGCTGTTGAGCTCGTCGCAGTCGTAGTCAAAGGCCAACAGGCCTTCCTTGGAATGATTAGTCATGGGGGTCATGCAAGGCTCCGGAAAAAGGTGATCAGGCGGTCGAGTAAAGAGGGACGGTTCGCGGGGGTGGACAGGAGGGCGGATTGCAAGAGCAATGAATCGCGGCTCGCGGACCAGTTGGAGGGCCGGGTGTAGTACAGGCCAATCTTGACCTTGCCCGTGTCGTACGGCGGGACAGGATAGTGGTTGGGGCCATCAGAGGGGCCTACAAGGCGTTTAGTGGGCTGCATGGTGGGTAGCCTCCTGGATTGAAGTGGAGGCGGCTTCTATGCCACCTAGGAGGACGTCAAGGGGCAGGTCCATGGACCGGGCAAAGACGGCGGTGGCCAGCATCAGGGAAATGACTGCTGTTACGGGGTCCTCGGTCAAGGAAGACATGTGGGTCAGGAGCTCGGTGGCATGGCCTGCCGAGTCGTGGATCAGATCGTGGATGTTCTCATTATTTACAGTCATTTGCTCTATCCTTTCTTGAGTTACACGGGATGTGTGAAAAGATTATAAGTCGTACTGTGTTTGGATGGCAAGTACAAAAAGTGGTTTATTTTGTAGGGGTTTACCCGGTGAAAGGGTGGATTCAAGGGCCGCTCTATAGAGGTCTCCGTACTATTGAGTGTTTTTGTTTTTTCAAAACCATTTGTACGTAATTTGGTGTGAAGCGTAATAAGTGAGTAAAATCAACGACTTAGTTGAACACAGTACATTACGTCAAGTTATAGCTGTAAGGAATTTACAGGGGGGTTCCGCGAGATGCTTTTTGAAAAAACTTTTTTATTTTTTAGTACGTAGATTCTTATAGGAGGTTCCATGATCCCAGATCACATCCTGTTCCCGGTAACGGGCATCAGGTTTCAATACCCGTTTTATACGATGTCCGTTGGCGACTATTTCTTGGTCACGATCTATGAGGTGGCCAAAAGCGCATACAACTCTGCCCGGCATCATTCCAAGGTCAACCCCCGCAGAAAATTTGCAAAACTCCGGGTAGACCACGGCTGGCGCATTATTCGGGTTGCCTGATTGCCTTGCTCCTGATACACTTAATTCAATGGATTACAGGAGCGAACAGATGTTTCAGATTGAGTCGGGGGTAGAGATGCCCGTGGGGCGTACAAAGTACCCCTTTGGCGACATGCTGCCTGGGGATTCAATTCGCTTTGTTGATTCAAGACAGGCCAACAGTTCGCGCGTCGCTGCTTTGCGGTTTGTTAGAACGCATGCTCCTGAGTGGACGTTCAAGCTGCGCCGCGTAGAAGGCGGCTGGCGGCTGTGGAGACTCTCATGACCCGGCGCGATGTTTGGATGGTGCCTCCTGTCATTGGGGATAAGGCGCAAAAGCGCCTTGCGACAGAAGTGGCCCCGCTGCGCAAGCAGAGAAAGGTCTTGAACGCCAAGGAGTGGAAGTTCGTCACCGAGCTGGTGAGCGGCGATGGCCGCGTCACCATGAAGGAGGCCGCCATTCGGGCAGGGTATAAACCCACGAGCGCCTCTGTCATGGCGAATAAGTTGACGAGCCCCAACGTCAACCCTCATGTGGTGGCCGCGATTCAGGCCTATCGGGCCGAGCTCAACAGCAAGTACAACACTTCGTACGAGCGCCACATGAAGGACCTGCAGCTCATCCGTGACAAGGCCTTAGAAGCGGGGGCATATGCTGCTGCCGTCCAGGCCGAATATCGCCGTGGACAGGCCTTAGGATCAATTTATATCGACCGCAAGGAGATCAGGCACGGCACGATTGACTCAATGTCGAAAGAAGAAGTGCAGCGCAAGCTGGACGAGCTCAAGGCCCTGTATGGTGGACCACCGCCGAGCGCGCTGATTGACGCCAGCACCGGCCAAGTGATTGAAAGCATTGACCGTGAAAAAGACCCCGTTTTTGTTCCTCCTGTGGCGGAACCTCCGCCCGATATCTTTGAACGGGACAGTGATCTGGAACCCGGCGACGATGTCGACGCCTGAGGCTGCCTTTGCTGCCCGTGTTCGCGATGGCTTGCGTCCCTTGGGGGTAGACACCGAGCGGATTGAGAATCGCGTTAATTTGGGCGTGTCTGACATGCTGGTGGGTGCAGGTGACCGCTTTGTCTCAATCGAGCTTAAGGCCGTTTCTCGCGGGCTGAAAATCGCGCTTCGACCGCATCAGATTGCTTTCCTAGCGCGCCATGCCGCCCATGGCCGCCCGTGTTATGTGCTGGTGCATCAGATCAGCACCGTTGTTCGCCCGGGCCGAATTGCTTTGTACCATGGCCGCCAAGCAATTGACCTTGCTGAGCAGGGCTTGCGCCTTGATCCCGTGGCCGCGTGGCCTAGCCGGGGCATGCCATGGCAGGAGCTGGCCGACATCTTATCGGGGAAAACCCCTATAAAATAAGTTGCGCCACTGTTAATTTAAGTGTATACTGGTGGAACCGGAGCATTTCCGGCAACCTAGAAAGGATAGAGAAAATGCTTAAAACCGTCACCGTATCGGCCAATCGTAAAACTGGCCCCATCGCTGTAACCTATCGCGCAGGGGAGCACGAAACCTATGGCACGTGTCCTACAACGTGCAAATTGCACCCCAAAAGTGAAACCGGCACTTCATTAATTGACATGGATTATTTGGCCGCAGTGTCTGCTGCTGTACCGCGTAATGGCCAAGCTTGGACTTATTCGCATTTTGCGGCTGAAGCTTTACCACTACCGGCACCGGGTAAAACCGTGTTCAATGTGTCATGCGACACTATGGCCGACGCTGTCCGGGCTATCGAGTTAGGCCGCCCGGCGGTGTATGCTGCCCCGAAAACCATGGCCGATAGTTTCCCCATGGTGCACCGTGGCGTTAGGTTTGCACAATGCCCGGCTGAGCTGTCCGAGTCGTTCACGTGCCATCAGTGTGGAAATGGCCGCCCATTGTGCGCACGTGGTGACCGGGATTATGTTGTTGTTTTTGTGGCCCATGGCAGTGGCGCTAAACGCGTCGGTACTGACGAGAAAGGCGGCTGTTATGCGGCCAGTGGTCCGACCGCCATCCAGTGGCACGGCACCAAAAAAACCGGCGCGCCGAATGATCCGCAAGCCATTGTTAAATTCGCTCGCTCGCTGCCGCCCGGTTCCATGTTGCGCCATCATGTGGCCGGAGATGTTGGCCGGGAGATGTCTGCATGTTGATAGCCCTAGGGGTATTTCTAATACTGTGGCTAATAGTTGACTTATTTGAAGGGGATTAGCCAGACTGTTAATTATGGTTTATAATTCATTCACCGGGATCATCCGGCAACACTGAAAGGATAGAGAAAATGGCACATATGATCGACACCACCACCGGCACCGCCGCTATTGCTTACGCTGGTAATACCCCATGGCATGGTTTGGGCCAAGCCTTGACACCTGATGCATCAATTGAGACGTGGACACGTGAAGCCGGATTAAATTACACCGTGAACGAATCCCCCGTTCTGTTTCAGACTGACGCAACGACAGCGCCGGAGGAATTCAAGGGCCGGAAAGTATTGCACCGTTCGGATACCGGCGGCGCGCTGGCTGTAGTGTCTGACGGTTACCGCGTGGTTCAACCCTCCGAAGTTATGGGCTTTTTTGGGAAGCTTGTTGAGCTAGGCGGGTTTCAAATGGAAACCGCCGGAGTGCTCAGCCATGGCCGCCGGGTTTGGGCGCTGGCGAAAGTAAACGAGGGGGCCGACATTGTCGAGGGCGACACTGTGCGGCCTTATGTGTTGCTTGGCACGTCATATGATGGAACTATGGCCACCGTTGCGAAATTTACATCGATTCGCGTGGTATGCAATAACACCATAACGGCAGCTTTAAATCGTGAGAATTCAGGCACTGTGCGAGTGCTGCATAGTGAGCGCTTCAACCCTGATGCTGTCCGGTTAGAGCTTGGCATTGTGGGCGATAACTGGGAGCGCTTTCTAGTCCAGTCTCGCAAATTGTCCGGTGAAACCATGAGCCGGATTGAGGCCGATATATTTATTACTGCGCTGCTGCTTCCTTTCCACACCAGCAAATTAGACTTGAATGAAACCCGTGGATATCGCCGGATTATGGATTTATTCAACGGCCAAGCTATCGGTGCGGACATTCCCGGCGTGGCCGGTACGCGCTGGGCAATGCTTAATGCTGTCACTGAACTAGTCGATCATGAGCGGGGCCGTGGCAACAATACCCGCATGGAATCGGCATGGTTTGGAACTGGCGCAGCACTCAAAAATAGGGCGTTAGAACTGCTAAGTGCTTAACCTATCGATCAAGGGCCGCCGATAGCGTGGCCCTATCGAGGGGCCGGATATAGCAAAATGGCATAACTGACCGGTTATTTTTTGCATAGCTAAACCAGCTCCCCGGTCCTCGCCTGTTGGCGCTTAAACCGTGGCGCGCGGTGCGTGAAACCCGGGGCGCGCGCAAGATCCTTGCGCGCGCCGGGCATATGGCGCATAAATCGTGCGCCGTGGGCCGTGGCCCACGGCTATCGGGCCGCCCGGCGCGATAGAAAAGTACAATGGCCCGGGCCGCGGGGCCGGGGCTATAATAGTCTCACTGTGCAATCATGCACAGTACAACCCAGAAAGAAGAAAGCATCATGACGAAGATCATCACAATCGACGGTAGCAAATATGCATTGCCTGAGGGTATGGCTGTTAAAGACGTCCAAGCCCTGGCCGGGTTCTTGGTCACACTGACCAAGATAGATTACGAGTATTGCTATGGCCAAGAGGAAAGCCAGTTCTATGCTTGCAATGGTGCACAGATCAGCATCGGTGAGCAGGACTTGGTCACCAAGTCAGAGGCCAAAGCCCGGGCAACCAAGTCACGCGAAGAGTACGAAGCACGCAAGGCAGTAGAGGCGGCAGTGGCCAGCTAACCAGTAACCCAGACGCAAGCCCCGGGCCGCAAGCCCCGGGGCTTTTTTGTGGCCAGGTGCATAGCCCGGGCCTATCGGGACGTCAGCCCCGATAGATATATTTAGCTTGACAACTGGCAGCATAGCTAGTGCCTATCAGGGCCTAGGCCCTGATAGCTGATAGCCTATAGCTATGGCAATAGGCTATGCCTATCGGCGGCGCGCCGCCGATAGTTTCTCTCAATTTTTCCCTCTATAGGTGGTTGGCGGGGGTGGGTGGGCCCGCATACCTCTCTGTGCTACTACGTACCTTTGACTTTAAGACAGGGGGAGGGCCATAAACAGCCCGTCAGCTACAGCGAAGAGGCGTACCCTGATTTTATCCCCACAATTTGCCCAAGAGACTTGGACCCCCACCCCCTAAAACAGGCCCCTTGTTTGCATAAATCAAAACCTCGGTTAATATTTACAAAATTCAAAACCTGGCCCTATGCACACCCCACCTCCAAAAGACGCCGAAGAAGAAATGATGCGGTTGCAGCTCCGTCTGCAATTACTCGATGCGCACGAAAAGGCAACCACGGGCTTTCTTGACTTCTGTCGATACGTCTGGCCCGAGATGCTCGTTGGGGAACACCACAGGATCATCGCTAAAGCCTTGGACCGCGTAGTGAGTGGCGAGTGCAAGCGTCTGATGATCGCGATGCCTCCCCGTCATGGTAAATCCCAGATGGGCAGCTATCTGTTCCCTGCCTACATGATGGGTAAAAAGCCTGACTCTAAGATTGTCATTGGCTCGCACACCTCGGACCTCGCTCAGCGCTTCGGGCGCATGATTCGTAATCTTGTAAATGAAGAGAGATACAAGGATCTCTTCCCAGGTATGACCCTGTCCATTGACTCTAAGGCCGCAGGCAGGTGGAACACGGCCCAAGGCGGTGAAGCCTTTTTCATTGGTAAAGGCGGCGCAATGACCGGGCGTGGCGGTAATATTGTGGTGCTGGACGACGTCTTGGACGAGCAGGACGCCTTGTCTGATACGGCTATGGAGAACACGTGGGAGTGGTACACCTCTGGCCCTCGCCAGCGATTGCAACCAGGCGGCGCGATCATTGTGATCAACACCCGTTGGAAGACCGATGACCTCTCTGGCCGCCTGCTGAAACAGCAGGGCTATCTTAAGTCTGACCAGTGGGAGGTCTTGGAATTCCCAGCTATTCTCCCAAGCGGTAATCCACTCTGGCCGGAGTACTGGCCCATCGACGAACTGGAGAAGGTGAAGGTTTCCATTGGTCTGAAGAAGTGGAACGCGCAGTGGCAGCAACAACCCACGAACGATGAAGGTGCTGTTTTAAAACGCACATGGTGGCGCAAGTGGACCAACCCAGAACCGCCGCAGTGTGAGTACCTTTTGCAGACCATGGACACGGCCTACAGCAAAAAGGAAACGGCTGACTTTTCGGTCATCGCAACGTGGGGCGTGTTTACCCCTGATGTTGACTCGGGCCCCAACCTCATCTTGCTCAACGTGCGCAAGGGCCGTTGGGATTTTCCTGAGCTCAAGCGGATCGCGAAAGACGAGTACCAGTATTGGAAGCCTGACAATGTCTTGATCGAGGCCAAGGCCACCGGCACGCCACTCCAGCAGGAACTCCGCCGGATCGGAATCCCCGTCACGATGTTCTCGCCCGGTGGCCGCAGGCAGAATCAGGACAAGCTCAGCCGCGCGAATGCCGTAGCCCCTCTGTTGGAATCGGGCATGGTCTGGTATCCTGAGGGAATGGAATGCTGTGAGGAGCTTGTCGAAGAGTGCGCTGCTTTCCCCAACGGCAGCAACGATGACCAAGTGGACGTGACAACCATGGCTCTGCAAAGATTTCGTCAGGGCAACTTTATTGCTCTGGATTCTGATGATCAGGAAGACAGTGGATCGGATGAACAAGCAGAGGTTGAGTATTACTGATACCCAGTCTAAAATGGCCCATCTATTCTCCCGGACCGCGAACCATGGCCCAAGAACTTATTGACAAAATCCGCGCTGCAGCGCAAGCCAAGGGCATTGATCCTGACATAGCTTTGCGGATTGCGCGCGCGGAAAGCTCTGTTGATCCCGCGGCTAAGGCTAAGACCTCCAGCGCGGGGGGTTTGTTTCAGGTGGTGGATAAGACTTGGAAAGAATTTGGCGGCGCGCCGGGCAAGAAGTTTGACCCTGATGAGAACATCCGTGTGGGCACGGACATCATTTCCAGCAATACGAACTACCTGAAGAAGTTCTTGCAGCGTGATCCGCGGCCCGCGGAGATCTATGCCGCCCACTATTTCGGTCCCACAGGAGCTAAGAGCTTTTTGTCTGCCGAACCCGGCACGCCCATGGAATCTTTGTTTTCAGAGAAGGTGATAAGGGATAATCCCAACCTCAAGGGCAAGACCTCTGGTCAGGTGATGGCAACCTTGGAAACCAAGATGGGCGGTACGCCAGCCCCTGTTGCACCAGCCCCAGCCCCGAATGTTTCACGTGAAACAATCCCCGCGCCGCGGGAACCGATCCCTCCTTCTTTGCCGCCCATGGCTGCAGCGCCAGTTGTCAACGAATCCTTGACAACTCCTAACCAGCCCGCCGCCCCTGACCGCCTCGCGGCCCTCGGCCCGGGTTACCAGGCCGCTCTAGCTCTGTCCTTCTTGGCTGATACCGATGAAAAGGAAAACCGGGACACGGAAAAGGAGCCGGGCGTCGCGGAGAAATATCTGGCAGAGATGGATGCCGTACCGCGGCCCTCGGGCCTTACTCAGTTTGCCGATGTCAAAATACGATCCCCGTTTGCCGAGCCCCCGCAACCGCAGATGCTGGCTATGGGCGGCATGGTCCGCCGCGCTGGTGGGTCCCCCGAGACAGGGGAGCAAGCTCCGACAGCCGAGGAACTGGAAGCAGCGTCAAAACCAGCGTTTTTGACACCAAAATCAGGTATTGGCCGCAAAAGTTCAACCAAACCGGAAGAACTGTACGCTGCTGCGGTGCAGGGAGTAAGTGAAACCCCTTATAACTTGGTTGGAGCCCCTGTTGATTTGGCCACAATGGCTATGCGGCCCTTTGGCTATACCAATGAAAAGCCGTTTTTGGGGTCAGAAGACCTAAAAGAGCGTGCTTTAAAGGCCGGAATACGCCAGAAACCCCCAGAAGGGGCTGCGGCCCGTGCTTTGTATGAGATGACACAGTTTGGATCAGGCCTTGTCAATCCCGCTGCCCCGGTCCGCGGTGCTGTAAAGGCTGCGGAAGCTACTGGAAAAGCCGCAAAAATGCTGGAAGACGTGACTGTTGGCAATATTCAGCGCGGACAGGTCCGCCGTGCGAGTGCGCAGGCGGAAAATATCCCTGATACGGCGTATGACCCGTTGCGACAACGCATGGAAGCCTCTGGCAACCTGGCTTACGCGGTCAAACCACGCGGGGGCACGTCTGCCTACACCCCGGAGGACCTAAACCGGGCCAAACCTATTTCTAAATTAGGCGAATTGTTTCAACAATACAAAGTCTCGGCTCGCGAAGCAGATGCATCGGACGAAATTCAAAATTTCATTGAGGCCAAGGCCCCTAAATACTTTACCGATACATATGGAACGGCCAACGATCCGCTGCGCCTTGCAATAAACAGCCGCCGGATTGAACCTTTTGGTGAAGATGCTGCCGCGCTTGGTCCCTATTTGGATAATGCCGCAATGCAGGGCGATAGCCAAGCCCAACTGGCTAACAAAATAGGTTTGGAAAAGGCTTATGACAAGCGCACAGGGGTGCAGGCGTATGCCCTGAGGCCCGAGGGGAACACTGTTGAAGACGCCCTCTTTTTGGATAAGATGAGAAAAAACATCTCAGAAAAAATAGGCCAAGAAGGTGCCCCTGTTGAAATGCGCAATCTTCCAGAAACAATGCGCGATTTTGCACCAAGTCAGTTTGAAGAATACCCACTGATGTCTGAGACACTGCGTCGACTTTATACCAACCAAGAAGTTATGCCCCCTAACATTCAGCAGGCGCTGCGCACGGGGGAACCTATATACGACGCAAGGCCAGAAATGGCATTACTTAATCCGGACAGGGTGATTGAGGCGCTGCAAGAAGTCCCGGCCAACAAGCTTGGAAACATGAGCTTTCCTGAGGCCTTAATTCAGGGCACACAGGCGTTGGCTCTGGACCGCAATTATTTAACAGCGGTTAGTCAAGCAGCAAAAGGCGCAAGTGTTCCTCGCCAAGTTCTTGATAAATTTACTTCTCCTGTAATGGATGCTCCTTCTTTTGGCGGGCAGTGGGTAACGCTTGATAAGTCAATAGCCACCGAAATGGAAGGCAAGCTAATGAATCATTCAATAGGGAATTACAACTTTGGTGATACGTACGGTACCGCCTATACGGGTCTGCCGTACGGCGGGAAAAAGGCTTTTGACGAAGGACTGGTTCGCGTGTACTCTCTGCGAGATGAGCAGGGCTTGCCTAAGGTTACCGTTGAGATGGCCAAGTCGGACGCAGGCAAGGGCAACACGTGGAATGTATCGCAAATTAAAGGTCGCTTTAACTCCGAGCCGCCTTCTAAAACATGGGATGATATTTTTAATTTGCTTGATAAAGTTGACAGCCAAGACGGTTTAAAAGTTATCAAACAAAATAGTTACGTTAAATCGCCCACAGGAGAAACTGTACAGGGCTCGGTAGTAGACTGGAACAAAGAATACGGCCTGTGGAAACTTTCCGGCGAATAAGGAACAAAGATGCCAATCGAAAAAAATAACGATCTGCCTGCGGGCAATACGGATGTTGAAGTTGAAGACGTTGAGACAGAAAACCTGCCTGACATTGAAATTGTCTTTGACGACGAAGGCGGCGTTGATATAACAATTGGCGAAGAGGAAGACGAAGTCTCCTTTGATGCCAACTTGGCCGAGGTCCTCGACCCTGGAGTCTTGGCACAGATCAGCTCAGAGCTCATGCCTTTGTTCGAAGCGGACCAAGGTTCGCGTAAGGATTGGGAAGAGCAGTACGGCAAGGGCCTGAAGCTCTTGGGTTTTACCTTTGATGAGCGCACCAAACCGTTCCGCGGTGCAGCCGCCGCAACGCACCCACTGCTGACTGAGGCCATTGTTCAATTCCAGGCCCAAGCATTGAAGGAGCTCATGCCTGCCGAGGGCCCTGTGCGCACCCAAGTCATGGGCAAGGAGACACGCGAAAAGTTGATGCAGGCCGACCGCGTGCGCGACTTCATGAACTACCAAATTACGGACGTGATGGAAGAGTACACGCCCGACTTTGACCAGCTTCTGTTCTACACAGGCTACGGCGGCTCGGCGTTCAAGAAGGTCTACTACGACGAAGACAAGCAGCGCATGGTCAGCAAGCTAATCTTGCCCGACAACCTCTACATTCCCTACAACGGTTCGAGCGTCATGAGCGAATGCGCTCGGATCACGCACGTTGTTCCAATGTCCGTGAACGACTACCGCAAGGCCGTGCTTCGCGGGCAATATCTGGACAATGCCCAAGAGCGCAGTAGCGCGGACATGGGCAACAACATCATCCAAAAGGAAACCGACCGCGTGACCAAGATGTCGCCTAACGCGGACGACGAGGAAATGGAACTGTTGGAGTTTCAGATTGATTGGGACCTGGCAGGCTTTGAGCACGTAGGTGATGATGGCGAGCCAACAGGATTGCGCCTGCCGTATGTCATTACCATTGACAAAACCTCTGGCGCAACCGTGGGCGTGCGCCGCAACTGGAAAGAGGGTGACGACCTGTACCGCCGCAAGCAGTACTACGTTCACTACATGCTGGTCCAGGGCCTCGGTGCGTATGGCTTGGGCTTCTTGCATTTGGTTGGAGGCTTGAGCCAAGCGGCCACTGCCGCGCTGCGCCAACTGATCGATGCTGGTACGCTGGCCAATCTGCCAGCGGGCTTCAAGGCCAAGGGCGCGCGCATCATGAATGACGATGTGCCGTTGCAGCCGGGCGAGTTCCGGGACATTGATGCTGGCGGCGTGGAGTTGAGCCAGACCCTTATGCCTCTGCCGTACAAGGAGCCAAGCCAGACGCTGTTTGCGTTATTAGGTTTTTGTGCAGACGCAGGCCGCCGCTTGGCCAGCGTCACCGATATGCAGGTAGGCGACAGCAACCAAAACGCTGCTGTAGGAACCACCATTGCTTTGCTGGAAAAGGGCGGCCAGGTCATGTCCGCCATCCACAAGCGCTTGCACTACTCCCAGAAGATTGAGTTCAAGCTTTTGGCCAAGGGTTTTGGGGAGTACCTGCCCGACGAGTACCCGTACGATGTGCCCGGCGAGACACGCACCATCAAGCGCAAAGACTTTGATGACCGCATTGACGTTTTGCCTGTCTCTGACCCCAACATCTTCTCTGTGGCTCAGCGCATCACCATGGCGCAGACCCAGTTGCAGTTGGCGCAGAGCAATCCACAGATGCACAACATGTACGAGGCCTATCGCCGCATGTACCAAGCCATTGGCGTGCGGGACATCGATCAAATCCTGAATACGCAGAACGTAGACAAGCCCAAGGACCCGGCCAGCGAGAACTCGCAGGCGCTGGACGGTTCGCCGCTCAAGGCATTTGCTGGCCAGCAGCATGACGCCCACATGATGAGCCACCTGTTGTTTGCTTTGTCTCCAACAATGGCCAGCATGCCGCAGGTCACGGTCACTATCCAGAAACACATCTTTGAGCACATCCGTTTGAAGGCAGAAGAGTCTACAGAAGCCGAGTTGTTTACTCAGTACGGGATAGACCCAGAAGGCATTGTTTCTGCTTTGCAGCGCGAAGCAATGATTGCTATCAAGGTTGCCGAGTTCTACCAAGAAGCTAAGAAAATGCAAACCGATTTGCAAGGCCCGCCCGCCGACGACCCTTTGGTCAAGGTCAAGGAGCAGGAAATCCAGGCCAAGGCAACTGCCGACGCCGCGGACGATGCAAACGACAAATCCCGCATCCAACTGGAGGGCCAGCGTTTGCAAGGGGACCTCATGGTCGACAAAGCCAAAGTGGCACTCGACACCCAGAAACTTCAGCAGCAAGGATCACAAAATGCAGCTCAAAACAGCCAAGCCCAACAAAACGCCCAGCTCCAAGCCCTTAGCCGGGCCCAAAAGAGTGGAAACCCCCAGCGATAAACCGGGGAAAAGGTACGTTTATCGCAAAGATGCGTTCAAAAAAGTGTTGATTACGTAACAAGAGTGTGCATAATGCACACTAGGCCCACGGACAGGGGCCCCATCTGTCTGCTTCATTGGAATAATCCATGCTTGAATTTGCCGAAAGAACGCTGATCGCCGTCAAAGGACTCCGTCGCCAAACGGAAGAACTCCTTGTGAGCGGCAACGTGAAGGATATGGAGCAGTACCGGTTTCTGATGGGACGCCTTGAGGGTTACAAGTTTGTTGAGATGGAAGTACAAGAACTTCTCGGCAAAAACCTAGACCAATAAAGGAGCTCTAATGGAAATGACTGCGCTGGAGAAGAAGTGGGCAGACGATGCTGCTGCTCACGTACCTGTCTTGGACGATGCTTACGACAAAGAGGGCAGCCTCAATGTTGACAAGATCGAACAAAAGGTAATGGATCGAATTCCCGCCCCCACGGGCTGGCGAATCGTCATCCTGCCCTACCGAGGGGCAGAAAAAACCAAAGGTGGCATTGTCTTGTCAGATCAAACCCGGCAGCGCGAGCAGTCGGCAACGGTCTGCGGCTATGTGCTGTCTGTTGGCCCACTTGCCTACGCCGACGAGAACAAATTCCCGACCGGACCGTGGTGCAAGAAAGGTGACTGGATTGTCTTTGGTCGGTATGCAGGCGCGCGCTTGCCGATTGACGAAGGAGAAATCCGAATCATTAATGATGACGAAGTCCTGGCGCTAATCCAGAATCCTGAAGATATTGTTCACCTATAAGGCAAACTATGGCAACTGTAATGGACAACGAACAATTAGAATTTAATCTTGGAGAAGACGAAAACGCCGCTACGGTGACGTTTGACAACGACGCTGACGGTAACCAAGAAGAAGGCAAGATACAGCCTGAGCGCCCTGAGCAAAAAGGGAGCGCTACTCACTCTGATGAGTTGGGCTCGGTCAACGAAGCAGTGCAAAAGCGCATTGCTAAGCTGACCGCCAAGATGCGCGAGGCCGAGCGCCGCGAGCAGGCTGCTGTGGAGTACGCCAAGGGCCTGCAGAACCAGACCCAAGAGCTTCAACAGAAACTGGTACACACTGACTACAGCCGCTTGAACGAAGCCAAGTCTCGCTTGGATACGCAGCAAGTTCAGTTGCGCCAGATCATTCACAAAGCGCGTGAAGAAGGGGACCTTGACACCGAGATGGAAGCGCAAGAACGCCTGAGCACTTTGCTCCAAGAAAAGGGCCAAGTTTCAGGCTGGTTGCAGCAACAAGAACACGCTGTGCGCAATCCTGCACCGCAGCAGCAATATCAAGCTCCGCAGCAACAGCAGCGCGCGCAGCCCGATCCTCAAGCCGAAGACTGGGCAGCCCGTAACTCTTGGTTTGGCCAAGATCGCGTGCTGACCTACGCTGCTTGGGGCATCCACCAAGAACTCATCGAAAAAGAGGGTGTTGACCCGCAATCGACTGAGTACTATACTGAATTGGATCGACGTCTTAGGGATGAATTCCCGAAGAGGTTTGCGGGCGAGCAATCGTCCAGCCAATCTTCCAGACAACAGCGTTCCGCGCCTGCTGTTGCCCCTGCATCCCGGAGTTCCGGAATAAATAGTGCGCGCCGAACTGTCCGGCTATCACCGAGTCAGGTTGCTATTGCAAAGAAACTGGGTGTACCTCTCGAAGAGTATGCCAAGTACGTAAAGGAGTAAGTCATGAGCGAAAAAATTACTATCGACCGAGCCCCCCGTTCCGCCGAAAGCCGGGACAAAGAATCTCGTCGCAAGCCATGGCGTCCACCTTCGCGCTTGGATGCACCACCTGCCCCCGAAGGATTTAAGTACCGTTGGATTCGTTCCGAGATCAACGGCACCCTTGACAACCAGAACGTGTACAGCAAACTGCGCGAGGGATACGAACTTGTTCGTCCCGAAAATATTCCTGAGGAATACCGCGCAACTTTGCCCACGATGGACGACGGCAAACATGCTGGCGTGATCTCTGTTGGTGGACTCTTGCTTGCCAAGATCCCCGATGAGACGGTTGAAGAGCGTAACGCGTATTTCCGCAAAAGGGCACAGGAACAGTTGAGTGCTGTAGACAACGAGATGATGCGTGAAAACGCCCACTCTTCAATGAAAATCCAGTCACCCGACCGGAGTTCGCGCACAACATTCCGTCAACCGTAAGGTTGATAATTTTTATCCTTTAGGAGATTCAAATGGCAAACATCAATAAGCCTTTTGGTCTGCGTCCTTCGGGTAACCTTTCTGCTACCGGTGCTCAAAAGCAATACGGCTATCAGATTGCTAACTCGTATGCCACAGCCATTTACCAAGGCGATCTCGTCGTTATTTATGACGGCTACATCATCAAGTACGACGCTGCTACGCACGCTGCCCCCACGGGCGTGTTCAACGGTGTGCAGTACAACGATCCAACTCGTGCCAACAAGCCGACTTGGAAAAATTACTACCCAGGCAGCATCACTGTCACCTCTGGTGTCATTGACTGCGAAGTGTTGGACGATCCCGCCCAACTGTTCCTGGTGCAAGCTGGCGCTGCAGTGACTCAAGCCAATATTGGCAAGAACGCTGATCCAACAGCCTCTACCACGGGTAGCACAGTCAACGGTATTTCCAACGGCTCGTTGGATTCGGCATCTATTGCCAAAACCGCTGCACTGACCTTCAAAATCGTTGGCCTCTATCAGTCTCCCGACAATGAGTTGGGTACTTATTCAGTGGTCGTTGTCAAACTCAATCAACATCAGTACGGCAGCGTCGGTGTTGCATCTGACGGAGCATAATCATGGCCATTACCCGTTCACAACTTGTTAAAGAGCTCGAGCCAGGCTTGAACGCCTTGTTTGGTATTGAATACAAGCGCTACGAAAACGAGCACGAAGAGATTTTCTCTACCGAGACATCTGATCGCGCGTTTGAAGAAGAAGTTATGTTGACTGGCTTCGGCTCTGCTCCGGTGAAAACCGAGGGCGCTGGCTTGGCATACGACACAGCTTTGGAATCATTCACTGCTCGCTACACCCACGAAACCATCGCTATGGCGTTTGCGCTGACTGAAGAAGCCGTTGAGGACAACCTCTACGACCGTCTGTCTGCTCGCTACACCAAGGCTTTGGCTCGCTCCATGGCCAACACCAAGCAGGTAAAAGCTGCCTCCGTGTTGAACAATGGTTTCACCGGCGGCCAGTACGCTGGTGGCGACGGTGTGGCCCTGATGTCTACTGCGCACCCAACCGCTTTGGGCCCTAACTTCGCCAACCGCCCCACTGTAGGTGCTGACTTGAACGAGACTTCTCTCGAGCAAGGCATCATCGACATTGCGGCGTTCACTGACGAACGTGGCTTGAAGGTTGCTTTGACGGCACGCAAGATGATTGTTCCTAAGGAACTGCAGTTCACTGCAGAGCGCCTGATGAAAAGCACTTTGCGCACCAGCACGGCTGACAACGATATCAACGCAATCAAGTCCATGGGCCTGATTCCCGAAGGTTACGCTGTCAACCACTACCTGACCGACGTGGACGCATGGTTCCTGATCACCGACGCGCCTAACGGCCTGAAGATGTTCAACCGTTCGCCTATCAAGACCGCTTTTGAAGGCGATTTTGACACCGGCAACGTGCGCTACAAGGCCCGTGAGCGTTACAGCTTTGGTTGGTCTGACCCACGTGGTATCTACGGTTCTCCTGGCGCGGCGTAAGCTCCCGGGAAACATGAAAAAGGGGCCTTGTGCCCCTTTTTCTTTTGGTGTATATTGCTCTCATTCCGGGGTTTTCCGGCGTATCTAACAGTCCCGGCTGACGACATGCAGACAGATACGCCTCATCGCATGTGAGGAAATTATCATGGCAAAAACGACCTTCAACGGCCCAGTTCGTTCGCAGAACGGCTTCCAGTCCGTCACCGTCAGCAAGACCACTGGCGCTGTCACAATTGATGCTTCTTTTGGCACTACAACCAGCGTGACCAATCTGTCTTTTACCAGCCAGACCCACCCAACAACTGCCGCGATTAACGCCACTGCAACAGCCACTGCTGCGCAGGTTATTACCGGCTACATCACCTCTACTTCGGCAGCCGCCACCACCATTACCCTGCCTACAGGCACGTTGCTCGGCGCTGCGCTTGGTGCTGCCAAAGGCACCGTGATGGACCTGTATATTGACAACACCGGTGGCGCGAGCACGGTCACCATTGCTGTTGCAGTCAACGGGGTTTTGTCTTCCGCTGCCGCGGACACCCCGGGCAGCTTTGGTGACCTGACTGTTGCTTCTGGTGTTACTGGCTTGGCACGATATACCATCATGTTCTCCAGCGCCACCGCATACGTATTTACCCGTACTGCTTAATTGATCTCAGAGGCTTCGGCCCCTGTTTTAAAGGAGATTGATTATGTTTCAGTTTGACGTAAGATCAAAAACGATGACCACGACTGGTGCCACAGGCATCGGTTTGCCCCGTGCTCGTATTAAAGCAATTTACTACGTTGCAGGCACCGCAGGATCTATTTCTTTTAAAGATGGCGGAGCAGGCGGCGAAGAGAAGATTCTTTTGGCTACTCCTGCTAGTACTGTAGGCAACGGCTCTTCCTATCTCATAATTCCGGGCGACGGCGTGGTATTCCAAGCCGATCCTTACATCACTATCACGGGTCCCACATCGGTGACCTTCTTCTACGGATAAGGAGTCCATCATGGGACGAGCAGCAAAAATGTCAATTCCAGAGTACCAAGGCGAGTGCCAACCTGGTGCGCAAAAGCAGGACATGTCTAAAGGCGGCCCTAAACAGACTGCACGCAAGGATTACCAGAAGCCGTTTGCTTCTCCATCCCCGCGCGGCGTAGGCGAGGCCCGTAATAAGCCCTGCAAGATGTACTGACCATGGCTAAAAAGGCTCCGTCTCTTGCTATCGGGCGCGGTGAAAAACTGCCCGCTTCCAAGGGAGCAGGGCTAACTGCCAAGGGCCGTGCCAAATACAACGCGGCCACTGGCAGCAACCTCAAAGCCCCACAGCCTCAAGGCGGTAAGCGCAAGGACTCTTTTTGCGCCCGCATGAGCGGTGTGCCGGGACCAATGAAAGACGAGAAGGGCAAGCCTACTCGTAAGGCTGCCGCTCTTGCAAGATGGAAATGCTGACCATGGAAATGATGCTTTGGAACGTAACTTTGAGTGCCATTGTGGCTGTCATGGGTTTCCTGCTTAAGGCCAAGTTCACCGAGTTGGATCGGCTTAGCATTTTGCTAAACCGTACTCGTGAAGAAGTAGCGCGTGACCATATTACGCGTAACGAATTCCGGGCAGATATGCAGCAACTGCTTGATAGGTTTGATCGACTGGAGCGCAAGATTGATGGCCTTAGGGGCCTTGGTTCTCAACAAGAGTAAAACTTCTAAAAGGTGACGGTATGAACAAAATGAATAAAGGCGGCATGCACAAGATGCCTGGCGGCAAAATGATGAAAGACTCGGCTATGAAAAAGATGGCCAAAGGCGGTATGGCCATGTCTGGTGTGCCCGAGGGCGGAAAGATGAGCGCTTCGGGTTCTGACGCAGCAGGCCCCACAGCCACAACCTTGACCCAGAACGTCAAGAAGTCGGTCACTGGTGATCGTGTACAAGTTCGCGGCGTAGGCGCTGCACGTGCCCGCTCTGCCAAAATTTATTAATTTATGGCCACCTCTGGCGTCTCTTCCTACAACCCTGACTTCGACGAGATCATCCTCGAAGCGTACGAGCGCTGCGGCCTCCAGGTTCGGGATGGCTACGATGCCAGGACGGCGCGCCGGTCGCTCAATGTGATGTTTGCAGAGTGGGCCAATCGCGGCCTAAACCTGTGGACAATTGAGCAGCATGAGGTGGTTTTGACGGCCAACGTGCACGAGTACACGCTGCCTACTGATACGGTAGATGCCTTGTCAGCAGTGATTCGTACCAATGCTGGTACGTCCAACCAGCAGGACATCACGATTGACCGCATCGGCAGCGCAGAGTATCTGCACGTGCCCAACAAGTACACCCCATCGCGCCCGGCGCAGTACTATGTCCAGCGCACGGTCCCGGCCAAGCTGTTCTTGTACCCTGCTCCCGACGCCACGCAGCAATACATCTTTCGCTACTACGGCATCCGCCGCATCGAAGAGACCGGGGCGTTTACCAATACGGCAGACATATCCTTCAGGTTCCTGCCCTGCTTGATTGCGGGCTTGGCGTACTACTTGGCCATCAAGAAGGCTCCGGATCGCATCCAGATCCTTAAGCAGTTCTACGAGGAAGAGTTTGCGCGCGCGGCGGCAGAGGATCGTGAGCGGTCCAGCTACTTTGCTGTGCCCACCTACATGGGGAACTACTGATGGCTGGGTACGCCGGAGGCAAGTATGCAATTGCGCTGTGCGACCAATGTGGCCAGCGCTTTAAGCTCAACGTCCTCAAGAAAGAATGGACGGGCTTTAAGGTCTGCGATGAGTGCTACGAGCCCAAGCACCCTCAGTTGGAGCCCAAGCGCACGATTAACGAGCCCCAAGCCCTCCTAGAGCCCCGCCCTGAGGCCCGGATGGGCGTTACCGTGTATGTAGGCTTCACAGTGGACACTTCTTTTGCTAGTATCGGTATGCAGCCAATGCCGCCTGCAAGGCCTTTGGCGGCTGGAGCCATGCTTGGAACGGTCACAACGAGCATCACATGAATTACACCGAACTGCGCGATGCCATTGAGGCATATACCAACAACACCGACTCGGACTTTATTGCCGAGATACCGGTGTTTGTACGCCAAGCAGAGCAGCGTATATACAACTCTGTTCAGATTGCAAATCTGCGCAGGAATATGACCGGAAATCTACAAGCGGGCAATAAGTACATCCCGTGTCCTTTTGATTTTCTCTCTGCATACTCTTTGGCTATCTACGCGGCTCCCTCAACAACTGCGACAGGGGCCACAGGCCTGTATACCATCGTTGTTGCCAGTGCCAGCAATATCACAAAGGGGATGTATGCTTCTGGCAATAATATTGGCACAGGTGCAGTAGTAACTCTGGTTGTGGGCACCACGGTCACGCTCTCTGCAGCCAACACAGGTACTGTGTCAGGTACTGTGCAGTTTCAGGGTGACTACATTTACCTGCTGAATCGCGATGTCAACTACATGCGCGAGGCATATCCTAATCCCATGCAGCGTGCCACGCCAAAATACTATGCCATCTTTGGCCCCAACATTAACAACGTCAATGAGCTGACCTTTATTGTTGGTCCCACTCCAGATATTGACTACAACGCTGAGCTTCATTTTTACTACTACCCAGCATCGATTGTCACGGCAAATACTTCATGGCTTGGCGACAATTTCGATAGCGTCCTTTTGTACGGCTCTCTCGTTGAAGCCTACACATGGATGAAGGGCGAACAGGACATGATGGCTCTTTACGATGGCAAATACAAAGAGGCGCTGGGCCTGCTCAAGAACTTGGGCGACGGCAAACAACGCGGCGATGCCTACCAAGATGGCCAAGTCAAGCTCCCGGTGAGGTAACCCATGATCACAGCCGGATTGACCAACAGTTTTAAAGAGCAGCTCCTGCTGGGTCTGCACGATTTCAGCGTGGATGTGATGAAGATTGCTTTGTATACGTCTGCTGCCGAGCTGGGCCCCACTACGCTGGTGTATACCACCGCTGGTGAGGTATCAGGTGTCGGTTATACGGCTGCGGGCCAAGTACTGACAGGCGTTGTTGTGACGCGCACGGGCGGGACTGCGTATGTGTCCTTTAATAACCCGGCATGGAACGCTGCAACTTTTACCACGCGTGGTGCGCTGATTTACAACTCATCTAAAAGCGACCGTTCTGTGGGCGTATTGAATTTTGGTTTGGATCAGACCATGTTGAGCCAGCAGTTCCAAATACAGTTTCCGCCCAATAACGCAGACAACGCTCTTATCCGAATCAGCTAAACAGGAAAACAAATATGACCATGATCACAACCACCAAAGGTGAAATGGATGATTCCCTGCTTGAGAAGCGGGAGGGTTTCGTCGATAATGATAACGAGTACACGACTTGGGTTGAGTACTGGTTGGAGGGGGAGCTTGTGCACCGTTCCGCGCACGTGGCCCTTAAGAAAAACGTAAGTTCTGCGGTAGAAGCCGCATCTTTTAATTAAGGAGCCAATCATGGCAGGGAAACCGCACATGCCAGAGGTTGAACGCTTTATGGCGAAGGTCAACAAAGCGGAAAACGGCTGTTGGCTTTGGACGGCGTACCGCATGAAAAACGGATATGGACTTTTCAGAACGCCTGAAAGACATGTGCTTGCGCATCGTGCATCGTACAGGCTTTTTTGTGGAACTTTGGATGAACGGGATGTCATGCATGCATGTGACACGCCCGCCTGTGTAAACCCAACACATCTGTCTTTGGGCACGAGAAAAGAGAACATGCAGGATGCAAAAAACAAAAAGCGTATGCGTTTTGGTGAGACTCATGGTCGGGCTAAACTGACGAATGCGCAGGTTGCGTGGGTCAAAGCAACAAACGGGGTGCAACAAGAAATTGCGGATTTTTTAGGTGTTTCTCAAAGCCACATTAGCGCTATTCGATCACATAAACGTCAAATGGGCATAGCCCAAGAAGGGAACTATTATTGCTAATACACAAGCGATGACGACTAGCTTTATGGGCGAGTTGATGACCGCGACCCACAACTTTGGTGTTGCACCTACGCGGGGTACATCGGCTGTTGATTCGTTCAAAGCAGCTTTGTATCTGACAACAGCTACGTACAACGCAGCTACCACTGCTTATGCCGCCACAGGCGAAGTATCTGGTACTGGGTACACGGCGGGTGGTGTAGCAGTAACTATGGGAACTGTTCCAACTGCCACCAACAGTTCCGCGACAGCAGGCGTGGCGTTTGTCACGCCTTCGGCCAGTATCACATACACCACCGTGACCTTGGCCACAGCGTTTGACGCCGTGTTGATCTATAACTCGACGCAGAGCAATAAAGCGGTGAGTGTCCATACCTTTGGTTCACAGACGGTGACTGCTGGTACGTTCACGTTGACCATGCCTGCAAACGCGACAAGCACCGCGCTAATTCGTTTGGCAACAACCTAATAGGCTTCGTAAAGGAGCCGGATTATGGCAACCGGATGGGGCGATGGCACTTGGGGTGAATTTACTTGGGGCGGCTCCCAGTCGGAGATAGCCGGGAATAGCGCCGCCGGTGCCGTAGGCACAATGACTGCGTCGGTTGAGTTTCCTGTACCAATTACAGGGGTAAACGCATCGGGTGCAGTTGGTTCGGTAAGCATGGGCGCGCGAACCGTGGCGCTCACTGGCGTATTTGCTGCTGGCGAAACGGGAAATGTTGTAGAGACAAGCAGTCCCACAGAAGATGGTGTTGTTGCGCAGGGGCAGGTAGGTACGGTTGGTTCTGTCCGTACAGTGGCGCTTACAGGCGTGGCTGCATCGGGTGGCGTGGGAACTGTAGATTTTGCTTATGTGGCGTTCTTGTCAAGCGTGACAGGAGCAGGTAGCGTAGGTTCTATTGCGTCTACAAGCAGGACAGTGGCACTTACTGGCGTGTCCGCGCAGGGGCAGGTAGGTACGGCAAACTATTTTTATTGGTCAGTGATTGATGACAGCGGTACTCCAAACTGGCAAAATGTGCCAATGACTGTGTAAAGGATGATGATATGGCAGTAACAAATTTTACCCCTCTCCTCGGTTTGGCATTGCCGACCACAGGTGATCTATCCGGCACATGGGGAACCACGGTCAACACCGCAATCACTGATTTGCTTGATGATGCCGTTGCAGGTACGGTCACGCTTTCAGCAGACGCAGATGTCACGCTAACCACAACCAACGGTGCGGACAATCAGGCTCGTAACGCGGTCATCCTATGGACTGCCAGCAACGGCGCAACCACCCGAAATATCACGGCCCCAGCACAGAGTAAAGCGTATATTGTCATCAACGCAGGTACTGGCTCTGTTGTTATCCGAGGCGCTGGCCCCACCACTGGGGTGACACTTGTAACGGGCGAGAAAGCGCTCTGTGCATGGAACGGCTCTGACTTTGTTAAAGTGTCTACGAGTGTGGCAGATGGCGTCACAAGCGTTGCGGCTACAGTCCCAAGCATCTTCAGTGTTACTGGTAGCCCAATTACAAGCAGCGGCACATTGGCAATGACCTACTCCGGTACGGCACTGCCCGTTGCCAATGGTGGTACGGCTTTAACGGCAGGAACTTCTGGTGGTGTTTTAGCCTACACAGCCACTGGCACATTGGCATCGTCAGGGGCGTTGACTCAGTATGGTGTTGTCCTTGGTGGTGGCGCAGGCGCTGTTCCAACGTCAACTGCTGTAGGGACTGCGGCCCAAGTGTTGACTTCAAATGGCCCCGGAGTTGCGCCCACTTTCCAAACACCTGCGGCTTCTGGCGCAAGCAAGGGCCAAGCAATCGCTTTCTCAATCATCTTCGGTCTGTAAGGAAAAATCATGGCAAACCCGAATATAGTCAACGTAACGTCCATTCTTGGCACGACAACCTACTACACCCCCAGTGGTACATCCGCAGTTGTTCTTGTACCTAACGCCGCCTCAAGCGGCACGGTGTTTAAGATTAACCAGATTGTTGTGGCAAACACCACGGCTTCTGCGGCAAATACTACGGTGGCCGTGTACTCAAACGGCGCTGTGGCTCAAGGCTCTGCTCCTTCTGGTGGTACGGCTTACCCTATCGTGTCAGCAGTGTCTGTTCCTGCCAATGCTTCGCTGATTGCTGTAGATAAGACTACAGCCGTCTACTTGATGGAGGGCAATTCCATCTCCATCACTTCAGGTACAGCAAGCGCGTTGACCTACACCATCAGCTACGAAGTCATAACGTCTTAATTGGGGTAGCACCATGTCGATGCGCTACAAAGGCGGGGTCATCTCTGCCACTGCACCAACAACGTCAACCAGTACGGCTAAAGGTATCTGGACGGCTGAACAACAGTTTCAGTCTGTGGGTGCGAGTGTGTGGCCTCGTAGCCCCGGCGCTCCTACGATTGGGACTGCTACTGCGGTTACCTATCAGACAGCTACGGTTGCGTTTACAGCCCCTTCTGATACGGGTTCGGGTGGTATTACTGGATACACAGCTACATCAAGCCCTAGCAGTTTGACGGGTACAGGTACATCTCCAATCACAGTTAGTGGTTTGTCTGGCTCCACCTCATACACATTTACTGTTGTCGCATCTACCCCCGGTGGAACTGGCCCAGCTAGTGCAGCTAGTAACAGCATTACAACAGCAGCAGCCCCTATAAATTTTATGGTGCAGATGACACCAGCATCTGAGGCAACAAGGCAATTTAATCTTGTAGACTCTTCAGGTAATATTTATTTATTTACACTGCAAAATGGGGTGGGGGACACTTTTGTATCATACACACCATCGGGCAGTCTTGTGTATAAAAAGTCATTTGTATCGGGAGGTTTTAACACTATAACAAGTGTTTACTATAACGGCACAAATATATACGGGGGAAGTACAAGAGATTGGACAGTCTTAAATACTTCAGGCACGGTGTTAGCACAGTACCGTCTTGCCATTAGTGGTTATACCGTTAGTGGCAACCAATTCCCAAGAATGGTTGCTGATACCGCAGGTAATATATACGGCGCATCTTATTGGACTGATGGCGCTACAGAATACCCAGTCGTTATTAAAATAAATTCTTCTGGAACGGCGCAATGGGCAAAGCAATTAAGTACAGGGCTAACAGTTAATCCAAAAAATTTATATATTGATGGGTCAAGTAATGTATTTGTATACGCTAGTAATGACAATAGTGGATTTGCAATATTAGGAAAATTAGATTCATCTGGTGCAAACGTAGCATTAACAAATAATAGAATCCAATTAAATGGTACATATGCTCACAACGGAGGTTTTGAGCCTGTTAACTCTAAGCACTATATAGTTGGGCAAAACAGCGGCGCTACAACCTGCGCATTCATTGCCCAATTTGATTCTACAGGTACATATCAATGGATGCAGGGTTTATACATTGGCGTAACAGCGCAATTTCGTTCTTTAGCATTTGACAGTGCAGGTAATATATACGTACTAGGTTCCCGTACTAGCTCAACAGAAAGTTTGATTGCAAAATATGACTCTTCAGGTAACTTACAGTGGCAGCGGCTGCTTGCTACAAATACGGCATACCAATTAGTTGCGCGATATTCCATTACCATATCTGGAGATAAAATGATTATTTCTGGTAACTACGCTTCTGAAGACCTCTACACAGTTGCATTTATTCTACCAACCGATGGTTCATTGCAAGGTACGTTGACTTGTGGGTCTATAAGCGCAATTTACTCAAACGGTTCGGGTTCTAGCAGCGCACTAAGCCCTACCGTTACAAGCCTCTCATTAAGCCCTTCAGCACTTACGCTATCTACGTCTAACCAATCAGCCAGCACACAAACTTCAACCCTCGGGCTAACAACGGCAACCTTATGAGCATATACATAAAACTTGCGACTTTGGAGTACCCTCGTCATGAAGGCGACATTCGCCTTGAGTATCCAGACATTGATAAGGCGTTGACCGGGACAGCTTTCCCATGCCCTGCTACCTATGCCAAAGTAGAACAGCAGCCAATACCTACCCAATGTAAAGATACCCAGTACATCGTGGAATCTGCCCCTTTTAAAGCAAATGAAGTGTGGCAGACTACATGGTCGGTAGCTGAAAAACCTGTGGAGTCTACCAATGTCTGAACGCTACCCCGGCGGTGTCATCACCAAGAACCCAGCGACTCCTACTGGGCCATTTGACACAGGCGCAGCGCCCGGTATCTGGACGCTCGACCAACAGTTGCAGTACCAACAGCAAGGCATCTGGCCTACGGCGGGCCTATCGCCCAACTACATCGAGGATGTGTTCAGCACGTACCTTTACACAGGCAACGGCTCTACACAGACCATCACCACGGGGATTGACACCTCAACTTACGGTGGATTAGTTTGGTTGAAAGACCGTTCTAGTGGGCAAAGTCATGCTCTGAGTGATACCGCTCGTGGCGTAGGTACATCTAAACAATTGCAGTCAAACACAACTGGCGCAGCAACCACAGATACTTTTACGGGGTTTACAACAAGTGGTTTTACTCTTGATGCAAGTTTTGGGGTTGGCGCTCAAAATTTAAGTGCTGTTACCTACGCCTCATGGACATTCCGAGAGCAACCAAAGTTCTTTGATGTTGTGACGTATACGGGGACGGGTTCAAACACAACCATTGCTCACAACCTTGGCGCAGTGCCGGGTAGCATTATTGTTAAGCGTACAGATACAACAGCAGCTTGGGCGGTCTACCACCGCAGTTTAGCCAATACGCAATACCTTGTTCTTAACACCACAGCGGCGGCGGCAACAGGCGCAACATGGTGGAACAGCACAACCCCTACATCATCAGTCTTTAGTGTAGGCACTAATGCAAGTGTTAACGCATCTGGCGGCACTTACGTCGCCTATCTCTTCGCCCATGACGCAGGCGGCTTTGGCCTGACTGGTACGGACAATGTGATTTCGTGTGGGTCGTTTACTGCGGATGGTTCTGGCAACGCAACAGTGACGCTTGGATACGAGCCGCAGTGGTTGCTAGTTAAGCGCACATCATCGCCCGAAAACTGGTGGCTGGTGGACAACATGCGCGGCCTGACTGTTGGCTCAGTGGGCGATGCACTTTTATTTCTAAACACATCTGGCGCTGAAACAAACCTTGGCGACATCTTCTCGCCCACAGCAACAGGCTTTACTTCCACGATTAGTGGCGCTCCAAGCCAGTCCTACATCTACATAGCCATACGCCGTGGCCCGATGAAAGTGCCTACGCTGGGGACGAGTGTGTTTGGTTTATCTGCTAGAGCAGGTACTGGTGCAAATGCGATTGTTACTGGTGGTCAGACTGATGATGCTGTGTTAATTAAGAATCGTGGTTCAGCAGTAGCATCTTTATTTTCGTCAAGGCTCACTGGTACAGGTTACCTTGTAACTTCATCTACTGCGGCAGAAGTAGCGGCAGGGGTAACAATACTTCAAGCAAATCCTTGGGATGTAATGGATGGTGTCAAAGTTGGAACAACATCAACAATTACAAATGCAAGCGCAAATACATATATCAACTACTTGTTCCGCCGCGCCCCCGGCTTCTTTGATGTGGTTTGCTATACGGGGGATGGAAATAATAATAGAGATATAAACCATAATTTAACTGTAATTCCTGAGCTTTTTATAGTCAAAAGAAGGTCTGGAACTGCTGGTAGTTACGGCAGCATATATGATGAATGGAATGTTGGTTTATCTTCTGAACCTACTTGGGATTTAAATTTATTAGATTCTCAAGCAAAACAAACTGGTAACAATATGTGGGGCGATGTTGCGCCTACATCTACTACTTTTAGAACTGGTGATTCCGCTTTTAACAACGCATCAGGTAATACTTATGTAGCTTATTTGTTTGCAACTTGCGCTGGTGTTTCCAAAGTTGGTTCCTACACAGGAAATGCTGCTTTAAGAACTATTAACTGTGGATTTACAGGTGGTGCAAGATTTGTTTTAATTAAGAGAACAGACAGTGCAGGTAATTGGTTTGTTTGGGATACCGCACGAGGTATGGTTGCTGGCTACAGTAATGACCCATCATTAGCATTAAACACAACAGCCGCAGAAAGATATAGCGAAAGTGTTTTGACAATAGCAACAGGTTTTCAATTGTTAGCTTCTCCAGAAGAAGCTGTTAATACAAACGGAGCAAGCTACATCTTCTTGGCTATAGCATAAGGACTCATCATGGAAATCCGAATCAGACAAACAGGCGCAGTGGTATATGACAGCGAGTTCCGCACCTACGCGCAGACTCAAGGGGCTGTCTTTGGTACGCCGCTGACCGAGGAATTTATCAACCAGTACGGTGGCGACATCGTGCTGGAAGGCCCACAAGCCACAACCACCCCGCCGTATCAATTCAGTCAACGGGCAGGCGTAGAGCAACTTGACGGCAAGTGGTACACCAAGTACATCGCTGGCCCAGTGTTTACTGACCGCCCTGCAACCGACACCGAGCCTGCCAAAACCGCTGCTGAACAAGAGGCTGCGTACAAAGCCATGAAGGACACAGAGCAGGCCAAGTCTGTACGGGATGACCGGACAAAGCGTTTGTCTGACTCTGACTGGACTCAGATTGCCGACAGCACTGCGGATAAGGCAGCATGGGCAACGTACCGTCAGGCTCTGCGCGATGTCACGGCACAAGCTGGTTTCCCTTGGACTATCGACTGGCCTACACAGCCGTGAAAGAAACATTAAATGTTAGACGCGCTGCCCGTACAGATACCAGCGGTCTATGCGCCTCTTTATGTGTGCATGAGGTGGTCTTTTACGTTTAACGACAGAACTCCCTTTCATCCGACCGTTTGGTGCGTAAAGTGGGAGAAGAAGGAACAGGAAAAACCACCGGAGAAACTTAAGTGATTGACCCGCTAACTGCATTCGCCACGGCGCAAGTTGCTATTAAGGGGATTCAGGCCGCCATCAAGATGGGCAAGGACCTGCACGCTATTAGCGGTGATCTGACGAAGTTTTTTGAATGCAAAGACGTTGTAGCAAAGGCAGCAGTCAACCCAAAGAAAAGCACGTTTGGGCGGTCAGATACTGCTCAAGCATTCGAGACTGTGATTCACGCCAAGCAACTACAGGACGCTGAGAACGAGTTGAAAGAGTACCTCATCATGTCGGGCAACTCCGACGTTTGGCAGTCCATCATGCTGGAGCGCAACAACATTGTGTCCCGGCGTAAAGCGGAAGAAAAACAGCAAGAGTTATTTCGGGCCAAACGCAAACAGGAAATCGGTGAAGTGGTGAATATGGTGCTGATAGCCGCCCTAGTCGCATTGATAATCACGCTGGTTGCTTGGGGCACGATGGAATACATTAGTTTTATGAGGCGGTAAATAATGCTGACACTACTTTCAACTTTAATTTCATTCCTGATGGGCGGCTTGCCCAAGCTGCTGGAGTTCTTCCAAGGCAGGCAAGACAAAGCGCACGAACTGGCCTTGGCACAGATGCAGATTGCCCGTGAGCTTGAACTACGCAAGGCCGGGTTTGAGGCCCAAGAACGTATAGAGAACATCAAGACAGAACAGTTGGCAACGGAGAGCGCAGCCAACACCACCCAAGTCTTGATTGGGGCGCAGCAAGCCGAGATGCAAGCCATTTACGCCCATGACACTTCCTTAAATGAGGGAACGTCTACGTGGATGAAGAACCTACGAGCCAGTGTTCGGCCTGTCATCACCTACGGGTTTTTCTTCTTGCTGGTGGGCATAGATGCTTGCCTTGCTTACCACGGTATATCTTCCGGCGCGTCTTTTGAAGAACTCGCCAACCAGCTTTGGGACTCTGAAACTCAAGTCCTGTTTGCAGCTATAATAAGCTTCCATTTTGGAGGAAGGGCGTTCGGCAAATGAACCCCTTATTCTTCGTCACCAATGCTTGCCCATCGTTTGCCTTTGCCAATAAGGTGGATTGTGGACGGGTTTACGTTGGCAATGATGGACAACGAATTTGCTGGCACACCAAGGCGCAACGCTTTGCGTATGTGTATGACTTGTCTCTGACTAAGTTTATGGTTTGGCTGTTTCTCCCCACGCAAATCAACAAGCCCTGTAGCCCATTCGTGTTTGGTGTTTTGCGCCAAAGTAACCCATTCAAGATTTTCTGGCCTATTGTCAGTTTTAACGCCGTTGATGTGGTTGACCGTAAGATGCGGTTGGTATCCATGTACAAAGCACATGGCAATCAAACGGTGAACAAAAACTTTAGGTCTTTTTCCGTTTTGCAATGTCGAAACAACCAAGTACCCGTTTTGGTTCAAAAACGGCGAAAGTTTTACAGACTGAAAATTGCTTGTAAAAGTCTGCTCAACACCTTGTCGAATGCGTTTGCTGGTGCGCGTCCTAGCTTCGTTCCAAATGCTTCCGTCCTCGTACACAAGCCAAGAAGCGTTTTTTTCAATAACTTTTATTGGGTTCATAGTGTCACTAGTATAGCAGGACATCCGTAACATGAAAACCAGTTTAAGAGCAATTGAACTTATAAAACATCACGAAGGTGTACGGCAAAGGCCATACAAATGTCCCGCAAAACTTTGGACGTGTTGCGTGGGCCACGTTATGTTCCCCGAGCAGGGCAAACTCAAGCTAGACCAGCGCGATGCCTTTGTGCCCCCACCAGAGGCTATGCGCCAATACAGCATGGAGGAAGTCAATGAGATACTTAAGGCCGATCTTGCTAGGTTTGAGAAGGGAGTGGCTACTTATTGTCCTGTTCCTCTTACTCAAGGACAATTTGACGCGCTGGTATCCTTTGCTTTCAACGTGGGGCTAGGCACGCTTCAACGCTCGACCATGCGCCAAAAGCTGCTGCGCGGTGATATGGCGGGTGCGGCAGAGGAACTCTTGAAGTATTGCATGGGTGGTGGCAAAATACTCAAAGGGCTGCAAAACCGTCGCCTAGACGAACGTGCCGTCTTTCTATCCTAGGACTGCCCATGCCATTACAAAAACTTGTGCTGAAATCCGGTGTCAACCGCGAGAATACGCGCTATACCAACGAAGGCGGTTGGTACGAGTCTGACAAAGTCCGGTTTCGTCAGGGCACCCCTGAAAAGATTGGGGGCTGGGTCCAGTACTCCACAAACACTTTCACAGGCGTATGCCGCGCCCTGTGGGACTGGGTAACGCTGAATAACACCAACCTCCTGGGCGTGGGCACCAACCTTAAGTATTACGTCAACCGTGGGGGCACGTTCTACGACATCACCCCTATCCGCAGCACAGTCACTTTGACCAATCCTTTTAGCGTAGCCAGCGCGGGTACGTCGACTGTCAACGTGTTTGATGTGGCTCATGGCTGCTCTAATCAAAGCACGGTTACGTTCAGCGGCGCGGGAATCACGGGCCTGGGCGGAAACATTACCGCTGCCAAGTTGACAGGCACTTTTGAGATCACGGTGCTGGACAACGACAACTACACCATCACGGTTTCCGCAGTAAGTAACGCCACTGATCTCTCCGGTTCACCTGGCGGTGGCACAGTGGTCACGCAGTACCAAGTCAACGCTGGCCCTGCTTTCCAAATACCGTACAACGGGTGGAGTGCCGGTCCGTGGGGCGCGGGCACTTGGGGCAATGGCGTTCCCGGCACCAATGCTCTTCAACTGTGGAACGCCAGAAATTTTGGTCAGGATTTGGTCTACGGCGCTCGGGGCCAGGGCGTGTATTACTGGAACGCGAACAAGGAATTGACGCCAATCCAGGTCACGATTTCAATTGCAACCCCCGGGGTCATCACGCTTCCCGCAGGGTTCAATTTTAAAAATGGCACGCTGATCCAGTTTGAGTCCAGCGGAGCGCTGCCCACGGGTTTGGTAGTGGGAACTACGTACTTTGTCCGCGACTCTTCGGGTACCAACTTTAGTGTTGCTGCCACGATCAGCGGAGCGGCCATCACCACCAGCGGAACACAGTCTGGCCTACAGTACATCTCCCAGCGCGGAGTCAACATCTATGGTGTTGAGGACCCCAACGCGCCGATTGTGCACAACTACCTGTTGGTGTCCGATTCGCGGTTTGTGGTCCTATTTGGAACCAACGAATATCAGAGCACGGTCCTCGATCCGATGCTGGTGCGCTGGAGCGATCAGGAAAGCCCGTTTGTTTGGGAGCCGCTGGCCACCAACCAAGCAGGCAGTTTGCGCTTGTCTCTTGGCTCAGAGATTGTGGCTGCCGTGCAGACACGGCAGGAGATTGTGATCATCACGGATCAGGCCGTGTATTCCATGCAATACCTTGGCCCGCCGTTTGTCTGGGGCGCACAGCCCCTTGGCGACAACATTTCCATCATTGGCCCGAACGCCGCGTTGGTGGCTAACGGTGTGGTGTACTGGATGGGCGTAGACAAGTTTTATATGTACGACGGTCGGGTCCAGACACTCAACTGCGATCTGCGCCGCTACGTGTTTAGCGATTTGAACATGGAGCAAAACCAGCAGGTATTTGCTGGAACCAACGAGGGTTTTAACGAAGTTTGGTGGTTTTATTGTTCTAAAAACAGCCTGACCGTTGACAGGTACGTCATTTTTAATTACCTTGAAAATGTTTGGTATTACGGCAATATGCCGCGGACCGCGTGGCTTGACACCGGCTTGCTGGACAGCCCGATTGCAGCCACGTACAACTACAAAATCTTGTCGCACGAAGTGGGTGTGGATGACAATGAAACGGGGACCCCGGCCCCAATTGCTGCCTACATCTCCTCGGCTGAGTTTGACATCGAGGACGGCCACAATGTGGCTCAGGTGTGGCGCATGTTGCCTGATCTAACTTTCGATGGTTCAACCGCAGGCTCATCACCTGAGCTAGTCATGACCCTGTACGGTTTGACCAACTCGGGCTCTGGCGTGACCAGCGACAAGAGCAGAAGCGTGGTCAAGGGCTCGACATACGTCATTACGGAGACGTTCACCGGGCAGATCTACACCCGCGTGCGCGGCCGCCAGATGATCATGAAGGGCGAGTCCACCAAACTGGGCACCACGTGGCAGCTCGGCGCGTCGCGGCTGGATATCCGTAAGGACGGCAGGAGATGACCTATATTGTCACTTCGGAGTTTGAGCTTAATAAGATTGCTGCGCCAAACTTGCCGTTGGCCGCGGAGGCCTACTCGCGTTTTTATCAGGATCAGTTGAACAACGTCTTGCGGCTGTATTTCAACCGATTAGACAACCTTATTGGGCAGTTAAAAACAGGGGTTGGCAACATCGATGGCTCTGGCATTCGTTCCCCGTATGGGGCATTTTCGGACTTCACCAGTCAGACCACAACAGCCAACACTGCCACTTTAGTGGCATTAGGCACGACAGATTTTTCAAATAAAGTGTCGCTACAAACGGGGTCAAAACTTACCGTAGCTAATGCTGGTATTTACAACTTGCAGTTCAGCGTGCAGGTGCAGAACTTAAGCAACGCACCGCATGATTTGTTTATATGGCTCAGGCAAAACGGCACAGACATCGTAGGGTCTACGGGAAAAATTGGTCTACCTGCCCGTAAAAATCCAAGTGACCCGTTCCACGATATCAAGGGGTGGAACTATTTCCTGTCCATGAACGCCGGGGATTACGTGCAGATTTACTGGTCTACAAATACTGTAGATATCACCATACAAACATATCCAGCCTCGGGCACGCCAACCAAACCTTCTACCGCATCTGTCGTAGCTACGCTTTCATTTGTGTCCGCGCTTGCAACCTAATACAATCAAATAAACCCCTTTTCCCAAGGAACTGCCATGGCAACAGCGCCCCAAGCCGCAATGGAGATGCCTCAAGAGGCCGCACCTAATCCCTTCTCTGACCCCAACACGATGGCGGTCTATGACCAGATGCGTCAACAGATTTCTCCTCAGGAGTTTTCTAACGAGATGTTGGCCGGTGCGTCACAGATAGACCCTCAAGCCGTTGCTGCGTTTACAAAGGAGCTGCAAGGCTTGGATATTCCTCCCGAAGTACTTGACGCGTTGAACAATGTGGTCGACGAAATCTTGGCCAGCCCTGATAAATACGCTGAGCTGCGGAAAAAATACATGGATCAGGGTTTACCAGAAGAAATCCTGCCCGAGCAGTTTGACCCTCAGTTTTTTGCCGCCTTGAACATGGCTATTGATCAGATGATTGCAGCGCCTACGGGCGTACAGGCATTTGCCAAAGGCGGTATTGCAGAGCTCAAGCCTATTGCCAAAGCCATTGCCAGCTACGGTCGCAATGGCGACACCATGCTGGCCCACATTACTCCGGCAGAAGCGCGCATGCTGCGCCGCCGTGGCGGCTCAGGGACCATTAATCCTGATACAGGTTTGCCTGAGTTTTTCTTGAAGAAACTTTGGCAAATTGCTGTTGCTCCTATTAAGCTGGTTGCCAAAGCAGTTCAGAGTTTTGCCAAAAGCAGCGTAGGACGGATTGTTCTCCCAATTGCTTTGGGCTTCTTTTTGGGCCCCGCCGCAGCGGGACTTTTAAGCATAACTTCTACTGTAGGCATAGCCGCCGTCAGCGGTTTTGTTGGTTCTTCCCTTTCCACCTTGGCAGCAGGCGGAAACCTTGGACAGGCACTTAAAGCCGGAGCCATGGGCGGACTGACTGCTGGTGCCGGAGCAGGTGTTTTTGGTGGAGCTAATGCGTTTGCTGCGAACAGCGGCGCAACTGCAGGTATGACTCCTGGCCAAGCGATTTCAAAGCAGTTCGATACGTTTAAAGGAATGCTCCCGGGAGTTGGCCCTTCTACCTCTGTGGCTCCTCCCTCACTTGACTTTGATTATTCAGCCTCCGGCCTAGACGCCAGTAAATTGGCCCCTGTGCCAACAGGCGGCACCGACGCGGGTACTAGCGCTGCTCCTACCCCTGCCCCAGCGGTCGCCGCGCGGTCCTTGGGCAGTGCACCTGCGTACACACCCGGCGGCCCCAGCGTTGGAGACTCTTTTTCCAAAATAGGCAAAGGCTTGGGCATAGGCGACGCCCCAGCCAGTTTCAGCACCTTCAAGGAGGGTGTGGGTGACTTGTTCTCTCCCGGCCCTAGCAACGCGCAAGTGACTGATCGGGCGTATGAGATCATGGGCAGCAAGGGGGGTACGCTTAAAGATGCCATGGTTGCCGCATCTAAAGAGCTGTCTCCCGGGATTTTGCGCACCTACGGCCCTGCCGCAGTAGCAGGCCTCGGAGCAATGTCCGCGTTCGGCGGTTTTAAAACCGAGCCCGTGCAGCCCAGTGCCATCAACCAATCCCTGATGACACCCGTCACCCAGCGCATTCGGCAAGACGGCACGCAGAGTCAGATGTATTTGCAGGGCATGCCCGGCGTGCGGTACGATCAATTTGGCGAGCCTATTGGCGGGTACAGCCGACTGCCTACGTATGACGTTCCTGATTACAACGCTGGAGGCTACGGCATGTACAGCGCCAGTGGCCGAGGCATCATGGACGTGCCTACCGTGTACAACACCCCCTCCGGAAGCATTGGATCGAGCCGCGTGGAGCAGCCGTACAACACTGCAAGCATGTACAGCAACATAATGCCCCGTAGGTACGCAGAAGGCGGGGAGGCTGCGCCTGTAAGTTTTGATTGGAATAAATACATTGCGGCCAATCCTGATCTTGTCCGTGCAGGAATTGACACCGAGGAAAAGGCAAAGGCACATTGGACAAACTCCGGTCTTAGAGAAGGCCGCCCAATGAATCCGGAAGAGGCTGCCACTCAGCGGGCTACCCAAGCAGCAACAGATGCCTCGAATTTAGCTGCCCGCACTAAAGTTGCTCAAGACAAGGCTATGCGCAAGGCCCAGGGCAGCGGAAATATGTACGGCAATATCAATGCGGGGCTCGCGGCCCTCGCGCCTGAGACCTTCCCCGGCGATCCCGTGACCTTGTCCCCTGAACGAAGAGCGGCTATGGACGCGGCGCTTAAGGGCACTGTAACGGACATCCAAAAATCTCGTGTTATGCGGGACAACTCGTTCCGTCCTGAGGAAATGGCTGCTTATGCAAACTTAGGCTTTGGCGAAGTCAACCGTCGGTACAACACCGCTTTGCGCCAAGATGCTTATGCCCCAATGCTGGAGGGCCAGCGCAATGCCATGAATCAACAGAGAGACATTGCGTACAACGTGCCGACCGCTGCTCCTGTAAATAGCGGAGCTGTATCGCCTCCTTCCGGAATGCAGCCTATCTATGGGGCCCCCGCTGTCCCCCCTGTCGCTCCACCGGTTACTTTGCCACCGGTTACTTTGCCACCAGTCGCTCCACCGGTCATTAAACCAGTTGTTCCGCCAGTTGTTCCGCCAGTTGTTCCGCCAGTTGTTCCGCCAGTTGTTCCGCCAGTTGTTCCACCAGCAACTGACGCACAAAAATCCCAATTTACCGGCTTGATTAACAGTGGCAACTATAAGGGAGGCGTTGATTACGCCCGTGGACTTGGGTATTCGGATGCTGATATAGCTGACTACGTAGGAGTGACCGGCACAAAAGATGTAGACGGAAATGTACTATCACGACAGACTGCCAGTAACTTTTTATCCGGATATTCGCCAAACTTTGTAGCACCGATGCCTGCAACCTTTTTTGCACCTGGCGACCCTAACAGTCCGGGCTATAAGGGCTCACTTCCCCCCGCCGCAACTACGGCATCAACGCCAAACCCCACGACCGAGCAGTTGAGCAAATTTGCATCCATGCTTGAAAGTGGAAACTACCAAGGCGGGGTGGACTATGCACGCGGCCTTGGATACACCGACGAATCAATAGCCAACCGCGTCGGCGGTAGCCGAATGGTAGACCGAGATGGGAACGTCATCACTGGACAGACTGCCAGTAACTTTTTAGCCGGATACCCTCGTGCTTTGAACATGGGCGGTATTGCAGGTTTGGCTGCGGGCGGTTATCCTCGACGCAATGGTCAAATCAACGGTCCGGGGACCGGGAAATCCGATTCAATCCCTGCAATGCTTTCCGATGGCGAATTTGTCATGACAGCGAAAGCGGTCCGCGGCGCGGGCAAAGGCAGCCGCCGTGCCGGTGCAAAGAAAATGTACAAGCTGATGCATCAGCTTGAAAAGAACTCAGAACGGGGTTGATCCATGGCTACTGAATTTCAAGACTCAATAGTCCGGGAAGCACCGGATATTGAAAGCCGCAAAGTCGGTCTTATGGACTCGGCCAAGAGACTGGCCGATGCCGCAAATCTAAATGCCTTAAAGGGTGAATACCTGACGCCTGACTACGACGTAGCAGGCATGAGCCCTGATCAGTTGGCCGCTTTGCAAATGGGCAGGCAGGGGATTGGAGCTTATCAGCCATTCTTGACTGCTGGGGCCAAAAATGTCACCGCAGGGAGCAACACGCTTAGCGAAGCAGCCAATACGCTGCGCGGAGCGGATACCCGTGGCCAGTTTGGCGCTGCACAGGCTGCGATGAATCAGGCTGCCCTCCCAATTGGTCAAATGGGTCAGTCTGCTCAATTGGCTACTCGAGGTGTTCCATTGATTGAAACGGGCGCAGCGGGTATCCGAGACTCCTACGATCAAGCCGCACGATATCAACAGGCTAATTTGGGTCAGTCCCAAGGGTACTTGGGCAGCGCAGCCAACATGGCTGATCAGTATCGGCAGGCAGACCTGGGCCAGTCCCAAGTGGCCCTTGTTAGCGCGTACGATAAGGCGAACCAATATGCTCAAGCCAACATGGGCCAGTCCTTGGCTACGCTTGGCAAGGCAGAACAGATTGCGGCAGGTGCAGGGCCCACTGATCTCAGTCAAGCACAGGGTACCTTGGGCCAGGGCATTGGCGCGCTACAGGGCGCTGCCCAGATGTACGACCCAAGCAGCGCGCAGCGGTTCATGAATCCGTATCAGCAGCAAGTGATTGATGAATCCATTCGTCAGATTAATCGCCAAGGCGATATCTCCCGCCAGAATTTGCAGGCTCAGGCCACGCGCGCCGGGGCCTTTGGGGGCAGCCGTGAGGGTGTGCAACGCGCTGAGCTTGAGCGCGCTATTTCGGAGCAGCGCAACGCAGCAATTGTAGGCGGCTTGTCGCAGGGCTACAACCAAGCATCTACGCAGGCGCAGCAGGCGTTCGAGCAGCAGCAGGGCCGCCCGTTGGCACAGTCTCACGGACTGCAGGGCGCAGCAGGCTTACAGGGTCAGTTTGGTCAAACCGGACAGCAGCAGGCCCTTCACCAG